GCTTTGCGACTTTCTCGGCATTGCTGCCAAAGCCCTTGACCGACCTTGTGCCTTTGTTCAGTTCGCGCTGTAGCGGGCCAATATCGGCAGAGACTTCAACGGCAATATCACCGACGACTTTCGCCATGTCAGGAATCCAATGCTGCAAATGGGTTTTGCTCGGCAGGCTTGCCCGCCGAAACCCTGTTTCGTGTCGCGGGACTCAGCCCGAATTCAGTCAGAAGGCTTTGAGCGTGGCGCATGGCCTCGGAGCGCTGCGCCACCTCCGGGCGCGCTTTCCACAAGCCGCTTTCGCTTTGGTAGGTGCGCCCGCAATCCTCAATCACCGCCGTCAGGATTTCGATTTCCTCCAAACGGGATGCCAGCATGGCCAGCATGTGAACATCGACAGGTGAGGCGATGCTCAGAGCGTCCAGAACGGCGCTCAGGTGCGCGAACAGTTCCGCCGCGCGCTCGGATAGCCAATGCGGTGCATCAGGCAGTCCAGAAGGCGCAGAAGGCGCATCGGAATTCGCCCGATCCGGTCGGAATGTGCCTTGAATAACCTTGATCTCGTCAGGTTTTGACTTGTTGCCGCGCATCGGTTTTTTCCTCCAAATCTGACGGGGTAAAAAAGTGACGCCCCCGCGCCGGTCCCCTGCAAAGAGTGTGAGAAATCGGACCCACCCCCGGTTTGTGAAAGCCTGCCACGCGCGGCCAGCGCTGCAGGCTCTACCCGGCCAGCCTTTTCCCAAATAGGCCGGGCAGCATAGTGGGCGGCAAGCGATGGAGCAGGCCCGCCACCCGGTCACGATCAGCCCTGAACAGCCGTGGTCGCGTGGAATGCCGCAGGGTGGCTCACCGCAATGTCGCCGCGCATGTGCGCGATGAAGCCGAGTTGATGATTGCCCGCGAAAAGTTCGCGCACGATCTCCACTCTGATATCCGAACGCAGGCCCAAAATCAGGCGGCTGAAGTCGCCCATAAAGATCGTGCTTTCATCGCTTCCCGCTCCGCCATCGATCGGTATTTGCGTGCTGGTCAGCATCGGAATGTCCGAGATTTGACGCGGCGCCATCAGCGGTTGGTTGTCGGTTGCGGTCAGGCCAGTGAGTGCGCCTTCATCACGCGGATGCGCGATGATCGCGGATGGATAGTGGTTTGCGCTCAGTAGCGACGTGCGTGCAGTGACAAACGGTGCATAGCTTGTCAGTGCGCCCGACAATGCTGAGGTGCTGATGCCCGACACATTCGCCACGCCTTCGGGCTCAGGTGCCGTGCCGCTGCCCAAGAGGGCCACGCGGTCCCATTCCTCGGCCATAGCAGCGGCCAAGATGCGCGGCAATTCTACGCTCAGGTTTACGCTGTCCTCGATCAATTCCCGCGAAACCTTCACCAGAACGGCCAAGGACTTGGGGGCAAGGGTAACGGCTGAAAACGTCGGATCGCTTTCAGTGATACTGGCGTTTTCTGCGCGCCACGCGGGCACCGGATCAGATGCCAATTTGGCAATCACGGTCTGATCCGATTCAAGCGGAATGGTGGTGGCACCTGCCCGCACGGCGACACTGCGTGCGCGCATCAGGTCAATAAGTTGGCTGGCAACAACGGTCGGCACGGTGAAACCGCCCGCGCTGTCAGAGCCTTCAGCCAGGGCGCGGCGCTCAGTGTCCGTTTTGGCACCTGTTACCATTGCACGCATCAAGCGCCCGATTTCCAATTCGCCGTATGTTGACGCATCGTCGGGATGCTCACGGCGAACATAGTCAGCCATGCGTTGATCTGGACGCAGGCCCGCTGCCTTCACCTCAATCTGCGGCTCGCCTTCATCAACGCCGCGCGCTTCGCCACTCTCGTTCGGGCGGCGCGGGTCAGGGCGGTTATTCGCTGCCCGTTCCTCGGCTTCGTCGATCTGGTCGCGCAATTCGTCAATCTCCAGCATAACGCCATTGAATTGCGTTTCGATCTTCCGGGCTTCCTTGTCCGGTGTGCTGTCCGTGATCTTGTTCGACAGCGCGCGGGCTTCCCGCATCTTCTCGCGGTGTTGGGCTTTCAGTTGTTGAATGGTCATCTTGTGATCCTTCGTCTTTGGGGCGCACATCAGAGAAAGCGGCCCCGGTTGTGGGGTCCGTGCTTTCTCTTCGCGTCTTGCGAAGGGGGCCTGCCGAATTTGCGGCGGCGTGCCCGGTATCGGGCAAATCACACTGACTGGATGATACGTTATATCGTAGCGACAGGTCAAGCATTGCCCGACGCATCCGAAGCCTTTTGCGTATGCGCGCGGCGCTGAAATTGCGCCGCCGCTGTTTCTTGTTTGCCTTCCGGGTCACGCGCGCCCCGCCTTGCCGAATTTCTTCGCCTCGAAGTCCTGGGCCTCGCGCTGCGCCTCGGCGCTTACCAGCTTTGCCAGTGCGACGGGCAAGCCATCCGGGCCAGTGTTGCCGTGGATGCTGCGATAGAGGCCAGCCGACAGCGACAACATGCAGGCCGCCAATGAACGCATGTCACCGCCCTCGATCTGCGTTTGTGCAATGGCTTCCTCGATTGCCGATGTGGCGCGGCTGAATTCGGGGTGTTGCTCGATTTTCGTTTTCATTTCTGATGCTCCTTTTTTGCGCTTTCGGCCAAGACGATCAGTTCCTTGGCCCAGAAGATGAGGCCATCCATCGCTTGGATCGGGCATGTGCCGCCTGCGCGGGATTGTGCGAGGATGAATTCAACGGTTTCCCGCGCTTCGTCGTCGGCAACGTTCATCTGGTGTTCGTTCATTGAAGGCTCCTTTGCCTGTGGGGAGTGGTAGATAAGGATGTCACTGTTTTGGTGATGGGCTGCGCTATCTGGGGGGCGCATTTCGTCACCGTTTTGGTGACGTCCTGTCACTGTTTTGGTGACGCGTTTCATTTATCCGTCACCGTTTTGGTGACGGGGCGTCACCAATTTGACGACAGGGTTTTGTTTTTTGCGGGTGCCTTTCGGATTGTGCGCTGCGGCCTTCTGCACCGGGAAATCCGCGCCCTCGCGCCATTCCTTGAACAGCTTCCTGCCGCTTGGTTTCTCAGCGTGAGGCAACGGCAACTCGGTCAATTCGTATGCGGGGCTTGTTGCCTTTCCTTTGACGCCGAGGCGGGCATGTTCTGTCACCACCGCGAAGCCTTTGGCCTGCAAATCATGGAATGCCCTTGATGCCGTGTTGATGCCGACGCCCAGCCGGTCAGCCGCTTGCCGAACGCTCAACCGTATCTTGCCGTTGTTGTTAGCCTGCGGCCCGCGCCATTCCAGCTTGAGCCAAGGATAGAGCGCCTGTGCGGACGGGCTGAGCGCCCGCCACGCAGGGGTTTCCATCATGTTGCGCACCAGCTTAGTGAAATGCTCAACCTGCCGTTCGTTGCGCTTCTCACGCCCCATTCTTCGCCCCCTTTGCATGGTGTTGCTTGTGGTGGCGACGGCAGAGAAAACGCACATCGAACGGGCGGTCATAGTCGTCATGGTGCGCGTCCGTTTTCGGGTTGCCGCACACCTCGCACGGCTGGCGCTTGATGACGCCAAGGCGCATCGCGTTCTGTGCCGCCAGGTGGCAGGCGTATTTCTTTGGATTGCGTTTGCGCCATGCTTGCTGCCGCGTGGGCTTCTTTTTCTCAGCCATTACGACGCCCCCCAGATCAGGACGGCCAGCGCCTGTGCCTGTGCTTCGGTGACGCCGTGAAGGCGCATCAGGAATTTGACTTGGAGTCTTGTCATTTTTGCTCACCTCGTATTGCCCGAGGCTGCGCGGCGTGGTATCTTTCAGGCTGAAATCCCCTCAGATTTCCAATTCCCGAAAGCCCCCGCCGTGCCGCCGGTCGGGGGTTTTTTTTATGGATTTGTGTGTTGAAAACGGTTGGTCACTTGCGGAATTTCCGCAATGAATTCAATGCCCCAACAATCGCCGGTTGGGCATTCTAACCATTTGATTTCAGGGGGATATTGCCCTCCCCTACGGGCTGCCACCTGTTTCATTTCTGGCAATCCTTTCAATTAGTTACCACTCGACTTGTCCAACTTTTCGGAAAGGTTGGGCAATGTTTGTTCCGGTTTCTCCCCGGAAAGGCGCGACAGGCCGCTGTCAGCCAAACGCCCCCGTTTCGCCTTCTTCGTATAGGTCGCCGCCTCTTTAGGTGTTGCGTGGGCCAAGAAGCTCATGACCTCGAATTCTGTTCCCTCATGATCGGCAATCGCGGTCGCCTGGCCCTTTCGGATACCGTGCAGCGAACAATGCGGAAGCCCCGCCTCTTTGCAGCGGTCCTTGAACCAGTTGCCGAGCGTCTCAGGCTTGTAGGGCAGTCCCTTGCCGTGATGGATCAGCAGCATCACATCACGCGGCAGTTGCGCCAATTCCTCCGCCAGTTCAGGCAAGATTGTATATTCCCCGACAATGCCGGTCTTGCCCCGCGAATAGCGGATTTTGCCATCCTGAATGTTGCCCCACGTGAAGCGGGTAAGGTCCGCCCGAGCGGCCCCTGTATTCTGTGCGAGGCGGAAAACAAGCCGTGCCTTGGTTCCCGGTCCATGACGCCCAAGGAATTGATCCATTTCCGCAGCGGTCCAAGTGTGGAAGCCGTCAGCGCCCTCTTTCATCCGTTCCGCAGCCCGCGCCGGGTTGACTGTGACGCCCTCCACCTCTTGCTTGATCGCGTAGGTGAACAGCATGGAAAGGTTTTTGCGAACCTTGTTCGCTGCCGCTGGCCCCTCCTTCTTCGCCATCAGCGCCTCGACGTGCTTTGCACGGAAGCGCGCGACAGGCAGATCGCCAGCGACCTGCCGCAACCAATCAAGTTCGCGTTGCAGGACGCGCCGAGTCGATGCCGACTTGTTCTTGTGGCGAGGTGAACGCAGGTAGTTTTCAATCAACCAATTGAGTGTACCGTAAGGATGCCGGGAATATGCCGCAGGTGTACGACATTCATTCATGGCCGCTTCATAGGCGGCGCGAAACCCCTCAGAGCCATACGGCCCCGGCAGATACGCGGAAAAGCCTTTGCGCCGGAACCTCCAACGCACTTTTCCGTGCCGATCAGTGGCCCGCGAAACGCCGGGATATGGATTGCGCCGACGCATCAATCCAGCAACCTATCGCAAGGGTTTGCGCTGTCATCGCCAGGCATACCTGCCGGAATGATCGTAACCGTACCGTCGCGCGCAATCGTGATTTTTCCCACCAGCACACCCGCCTGGACAACAGCCGAGACGTACCGCTTCAAATCAGATTGTTTAACCGTGGCGCGACGGTCAGACATGTTAGCCCTCCACCTTGGAATAAATCGTGTCGAGTGCTTCCAGCGGGTGGATGTCGCCAATCCGCTGGCAAATCTGGAAAAACAGTTGGGTCACGTTGACGATGATAAAGTCGTCGCAGTGCAGGTGCCTTTTGAGATCGGAATAAAGGCTGGTGTTTTCGTCCAGCGCCTCAAAAGTGTTTCCGTTGATACCAGCCGCGAAAACAGTGTCGCCATGATCATGGTGATAAGGCAATCCGGGCAGGCGTTCGGGAAGATCAAAGATTGCGCCGCCTCCCCCGGCATGAGCGAAATGGCTTGCAAACTGGAACGCCTTCGAAAGTTCGACGCCCATATTATTCAGACGATAGGCGAGAGCAAATTCCATGAGCGTGAAGAAACTGAAACGCGCATGTTTTCCCTTCGGCTTGTTCTTAGATTGTGAATCCCGCGGCCCCTGACCAACGACAAGGCCGCGGTTGATATGATTGCGAAGTGTACCGGGGTCCATATCAAGAACCTCACCGATGCGCGCCAATGTGAAAGTTTGATCAAGCATGTTAAACCTCATTTTGGTTCACCATAAATCAAAAAGGTGGCGCGCGCAAGCATTTAGTTCACGGTGAATTAAAGGCGGGACGCACCAGTTTCTCCAGCCCATCCCCGATACCAATCACGGCGCTTCGCAACTCGCTAACTTCGCTGCCAGGTTCCAGCGATACTTGGCAGAGTTGCCATGCCACGACTTGCAGCGCGGAAACCAAGTTCGATACTTCGCCAAGCTTGTGTTCCAGCTTGCTGTGTTCCTCACTCCAATCTCTCTCAGCCATTAGAAGTCCTCCAGTTTATCGGCCAGCGCGTCAGCACGGCGGCGCAGGTCTTCAAAAATGGCTGGCAACGCGTTGCTCGCCATACCCCTTTCCACGTCATCACGGTTTAGGCTTGTTGCCCTGTCTGTCAGAACTTCAGCCCCGCCGATAAGCGCCGCAAGAAAAACGGCATCGGTTTGCAGGTCTCTAATTCCCTTAGTCATTGCTCAGGCTCCTTCGTTGTTTGTGCGCTCCATCCGGTCACGGATCGCGCGGATCACTTCGCTGTTCTGCGAAGAACGGTTTTTTTCAGCTTGCTGTTTGACCCAATCCTTAAGGTCATCGGGCAAACGCAATTGCATCGGTTTCATAATTTCCTCTCATGATGTCCATATGACACTATATGTCCAAATGACATCATTGCGTCAAGAGTAAATTTATGTCCATTTGACACCATGAGCGAAACGCGATCACTAACAGACAAGTTTATGTTGCGCCTTCCAGACGGAATGCGTGAACGAATTAAGGCGTCCGCAGAGCGAAATGGGCGGTCAATGAACTCGGAAATCGTGGCTGTTTTGGAGCGCGAGTTCCCGCCTCCACCGCCAGAAGGAATAGACCTTTATGCCGAATCTCTAAAAGTCACCCTAGGTAGGCTAGACGTCAAACCACCCAAGGGGATGACCATAAATGATGTCGTAAAAGTGGTGATGGCGGATTTGATGCTAGAAAATACTGACCTTGAGGCGCTCGGCGAGAAACTGAAACAGGAAGCAATAGACCGACAGAATTTCAACGATGCGGCAATTGATGATCGGTGAGCCGCACCGCCAACTTGGCGGAGTGGAAATGTCACGAGCCGCATATCCAACTTGGATAGGCGGCGGGCCGGGGGTGAGGTTGAGGAAATGACCCCTCGCAAGGCGGCGCGCATAATCATTAGCGAGGGCAAGCCGCTGAACCCTGACGATGAGGTTGGATCGGTCACAAACATTTTTGAATTGGCTGAACAGCATAGTCCGGGAAGTTTGGGCGAACTATGCTTCGTCGTCGCCACCATGTATTTGGTGGTTATGCGAAAAATCGGATACTATGAAGGCGGCTGGTACGTTACCACAAAGTGACAATTTACGCCGGTCCCTGAATAAAGCTTAGTCACTGTCCAAATGGACAGTGAGCCGAGAAAGTTCGAGGAAATGACGTCAGAAACCGTAAACACCATTGGCCTCGTGCTGGATATTGCCGGGGTGATATTGCTGTTTTTCTTTGGATTGCCGCCAGAACTCAACCGCGGCGGAAAGAACTATTTGCTTCTAGAGCAACCGAACGAAGACGAAGCGAGGAAGGCCAAAGGCTATGAGATTGTCTCTTGGTTCGCTCTAGTTCTCCTGATCGCGGGCTTTGGCTTGCAGATATGGAGCAACTACCTCTGACAATTGGCGAGTTTTTCTCGTATGATCAGCCACATGCAACGCAAGTTGAGGCGGAAATAATGGCAGAACAAAAAGTGTCGCTCGAAGAGGTAATTGAAATATTCAATCAGGAAATCAATCGCCTAAAGCAGCGGCAACAAGCGACAGAGTTATACATGCGCATAATTATCGCGCGCCTGGAGCAAGAGGGCAGCTTGGGTGCCGCGACTGGCTCAGATTTGGCCCATGCGCTCGCCAACCGAGTGGAAACTATCAAAAGCGATGGTGTCGCCGATCTGGCCGCCGTCATAAGGGATGTTTGGACCGATGATTTACCGGATGCCGAGATCATCGACTTTAACCCTAGTTCGTCGTGATCCCCTTAATCACCGCGCCGTCATCAATGGCTTCGTTAAACTGAGCGATAAAGTCGCGCATCGCTGACTGAGGGATTGCCCCGTCGCCGGTGAAGTTGAAATGCAGATATTGCGTGTTCATCGGCGCGGCTTGCTGCCCGCCACCGATGCCACCATATCCCCCGGCCATGCCAGCACTCGAGCCACCACCGTAGGACTGGCTTTGAAGCTGTGAGATCATCGTTGCAGTCTTGGCAATGGATGCCGCCGCAGAGATCGCCCCGAACGCTGGCCCACCGCGCTCAGTGCCCCATTCATAGGCTTCAATGGCCGCTGCAATCCCGCTGACAGTGGCCTTGGCAACCGCCGCCGCCTTGCCGATCTGGAACATCTTCTTGTTCTCGGACTGCATAAGGCTGGCCAGATCACCGAACACACTGGAAGCAATTCGCAACTTGGTTTTCGCAAGGTTTTCTTCGCCCGCCATCACGTTATCGTTGTGCTGCTGTTGCAGATCACGTTCCCGCGCGTATGCTTCGCTCAGAAGTTCAAACTTGCCTTCGCTGTATTCGGCCAGCAGTTCGCGCATCCGCTCAAAATGCTCGGCCTGAATTTCAAATTCCTGCTCATTTTCGCTTTGCAGGAAATCGAGTTTTGATCCGCCTTCAAACCCGTCGCCAAGAGACGGGAACAGCGGGCCATCGCTGCCGCCGCCACCAGACAGTGCGCCGCCGATTGTGCCGCCCAGGCTTCCGGTGATTGAATCTGTCGCGCCCTTGCCAAGTTCGTTTTGGCTGCGCAGCTGATCCGTTGTGCCAACATCAGCCTCGCGGCGATCCTCGCCTTTGATCAGGCCCGCAAGAATGTTGTAGCCCTGAATGGCGTCGGTGATTGCGTCGGTGATCTTCGTGATCGCACCGGCGGCGCTCAACAGGGCAGGTATCCAGACGTTTGTGATGTCGTCTGTTAGCTTCTTGATCTCGTCCTTGTTCTCAAGAATGGCCTGCGTGAACTGTGTGCTGATCGCGCCGGTCATGTTGTCGAGTTCGGCTTGAAGGTCTTGCGCGCCCTTCACAGCTTCATCTGACATGATAGCGCCTGCGCGCTGCGCCTCATCGCCAAGGCGCTTCATTTCCTTCCCGTTGTCGGCAAGCAATGGCTGCAACGCCGTCAGGTCAGACGCCATCGCCTCCATGTAGAACGTCATTTCGTCTTGCGAGAGGTTCGCCTTTTCAAGGCTGCTGACGAACAGTTGCAGAGCCTGCGGGCCGCTCAGGTTTCTGAACTGTTCAGCCGTCACCCCCACCTTCGGGGCGATGTTGTCAAAGAAATCCTTCATCGGGCCACCGCCCGTTTGCAGGAAATCCCCAACCCGGTCCTGAACGTCTTTCAGAATGTCGGCCAGCTTTTCCTGTCCGATGCCGACAGTCTTTGCCGCTGCCGCCATCTTCTGAAATTTCTCGGGGCTGGCATTGGCGATGCGTGAAAGCCGCTCGATCTCGGCACCGGCATCAGCCGCGCCGCGCACCATCGTGTAAGCACCGGCCCCCGCGACGGCCATGCCGCCCGCAATCGCCGCGCCAGCCTTGGCAACACGCTTTGCGACTTTCTCGGCATTGCTGCCAAAGCCCTTGACCGACCTTGTGCCTTTGTTCAGTTCGCGCTGTAGCGGGCCAATATCGGCAGAGACTTCAACGGCAATATCACCGACGACTTTCGCCATAAGTCAAGCCTCCTTTGCCTTGGCCTCTTTGAGCATCGTGTAGAGATTGGAGCGGGTTTCCTGAGCCGATGTGACGCTCTTTGGCATCCGCGCGCTCACCACCCACCACGCTTGACCGGGCGATAGTTGCCAAAATTCAAGCGGCGTAACCCACCCGCTGCCGACCAGAAGATCGTGCAGACCTTTTACGATTCCGCCGCTTGGTTCTTTTTTTCGTCGTCGTCAAAATCAGCCGCCATCGCTATAGCAATTGGCGGCGCCATGATTGCCAGAAGCGCATGAATGGCCATCTGAATTTTTGTGGCAACGTCCGCATTGCCCTGCGCGAAGTCATTGATGATCGAAAGATATACCTCATCATCACTGACGCTCGCGCCAGCATGGCGCAGCGCCGCCGCATACGCCATTGAAAGGCGCGGGACGCTAGGACCGTTGCCAGTCGTCAAAACCTGCACGGCGGGCTTGCCGCTGTCGCCCGACAGAATATCCTCCATCTTGGCGACAAGCGGCATCATCGCGGTCGCGCGGATTGTGTAATCCGCACCTTTCCACGACACTTTCACATCCTCAAATCCCTGCATTATGCGCCCGGAGTCCAAGTGTGCGCGGCGTTACGCACAAGCGTTGCGGTAAAGGTCGTGGCTTCCTGGTACTGCCCATTCTCGACATAGTTTGTCAGAATGAAATTGCCGGAAATCACATCGCCGTTCGCGCGTTCGAGCGTCAGGTCGGACAGAAACTTGTCGCTGTCCGTAGTGCTGAACGCCAAATCGGAAAGCACATCGTCGTCGGTCAGGCCTTCAACCGAGATTTCAAGCGTCGTGCTGGCGAAAGCATCGGAAAGATAGGTGGTCGCGCCCGCGTCATCATCGTTGGTAATGTCGATGGGTGTGCCGTTCCAAGTTACGCTTTTTGTCCGAACAGCAGCAATCGCGGTGCTGTTCTTTTTGACCACGAAATCGCGGCCCGCTGTCTTAGCCATGATTTAGGCTCCTTCTAAGGGAAAGGGACGCTTCACAGCGTTCCGGTCTGCGCTTGCCCAAGGCGCGGATCAGGCTTTGTCCAGGTATCCCCGATATTCGCAGACACCGTGGAACGCGCCGCGCGATGTTCGCATCACGCTGCTATCCTCGCGGCGGAAAAGAATTGTTTCGTATCCAGTGACAGACAGGGCTTGCAGGTGCAGCGCGGCGTAGATCGCGCTTTGCATCGCCTTGGTTTCCTTCACGCCACTCTGGGCGGAATATGAATGCACACGCACCAGAACATTGAACCCGGTCGTGTCGTCAGTATCCCATTCGGCAAGGCTGGCATCGCCGATGGACACGTATGGAAAGATAGTTGCGGCATCTTCATCAGACGGGCCGAAATCCACGATCCTTGCGCCAATGGCGGCAAGCGTGGCATTGGCGCTCAGAACAGAATAAATCGCCTTCTGAAATTCAAACTCAGCCCCCATGACGTTTCCTTGCCCTCGCCAGTGTCTGTTCGAATTTCTTCAAGAACGATTGCAGAAACATGGCCTGCATGGAGGTCTGCATTTTCTGAACGGCATGCATGAAAAAGGCGTATTCAACCCCGTCAGGGCCGTCGCCATACTCAAGAAACCGCCAGTAAAACGCCTTGCGCCCCACCCTTACCGTTGAGCGGACACGATCATCGAAACTCCGCAGGCGCTCACGCTTTGCCTTGGTCAAGCGCTTCATCGTGCCTTCATCAGTCGGCATAGACTTCTTCGCATCGTTGCGGACCTTCCCGGCCATGTCATGCACGGTTGAGCGCATGATATTGCGGGCCTGCTTCGGTGCGATCTGGCTTAGAAGATCATTCACGTCATCAATCCCGCGAATTGTGGTACTGATCTTCACTGCGGTGCCCCTCGCTCCGCGACAATCTCGAGATACATGGCGCGACCGCCCATCCGGCTGACCTGCCGGATATTGTAGAAATCACCGCCCCACTTGATGCGATCCTTCTCCGACACATCGTCACGGTTTCGGATCGTAAACCGCCACATGCCAGATGCGTTGAATGCGCCTTCCTCGACACGCTCAGAACCGCTCAAGGCATCGACCTTTGCCCATACCTTCGGAACGCTCGAAAAGTCTCCCCACGCCGTCTCTGTGCCGCCTGCGCCGTCGCTTGTCTCTGTGCGCGATTGCAGCGTTATGCGCTGGTCAAGGCGTCCGATCATGCCCCGATCCACCCGCGCCGATGCAGACCGACAAGAGACTGCACGGAAAACGGAACCTCGCGTAACAGTTGCTCGGACACCGCGCGGCGCTCCTCATACCAGTGGGACAGAAGCATCAAAATCGCGTGTTTCAGTTCCATCGGCACGGCATTTGCAGAGCCATAACCCGCCACATAGCTAATCGTCAGGCTGTCCTGCCGGTCGAACACATCAGGCCAGTCATAGCCGTTTTTCGGCTCAATCCATGCGCGGTAAATGTCAGAAAACAGGTGAAAGTTCGCGGCAGTAGCTGTCTGCGATACCTCGTCCCGGTCGTAGTATGTGATGCTGCTGATCGACTGTGCGGGCGTCTTTGGCAGGTATACCCGGCCAGACGCGCCGTTCATCGCCAGAGACCACGTTTGAGTGATCAGCGCACGGCCCGTCATTTCCTCAACCGCAGCCGTTGCGGTAGCAACGAGGCCAGAGATATAAATATCCTCCTCGCTGTGATCCACGCGCAATTGCGTCTTTGCGTCAGACAGCGATACAGGCTGTGACGCTGGCGCAGCAGTGCGATTGAGAAGCGTTTCCATCACTTGCTGGCCTTTTCCGCCTTACGCTTCGGAATGGCCGTCTCAGGCTTTGCGCGGCGCACAGGAGTTGCCTGCCCTGCCTCGATCATGCGCTTGGCCTCGGCGTCCGAAACGTCGATTTCATTCCCCGCGACCTCGCATCCTTTCAGCGTGGCGCGGGAAATAAGAAGTTTTACGCGCATCAGCCCGCGCTCACGGTAAGAACGCCGGAATTTGACCAAAGCGCGCCAGCCGAAGTAGGATCAGAAGTCGGAAGCCCCGTGATAACAAGGTTCGACCCGTCCCAAGTCAGCTTTACACCACCAAGATTCAGAACGTTGCCGCCCTGCTCAATGCTCACACTTGTGTTTTCGTTTGCCATGTCTGGAAACTCCTAAAGTGCGGGGCGGCGTGTGCCGCCCCGTCATGTTTATGCGTTCAGGATGTGCTTGACAGCCGCAGTATCGGACAGCTCACCGTCAAAACGGATGTATCCGGCGACACCGAAGCCCGGCCAGAAATCCTTGTCCTGAATCGCCCCGATCAGCGGTTGACCAACCTTGCGGACAATGTATTTGCCGAAATCACCCACAACGATGGGCTTGTTTCCGGTGCCGAGGCTCGGCATCGCTTGGTTGACCGTAAACGGATAGCCAAGCATCCGCTCCTGCAGCCCGTCGCGGAAATCGGTCTGAATGATGTAATGACCATCGCCATACTTCAGCTTGCGAAGAGCGGCCAAGGTGCTGTCGTTCATCATCCAGCGGAAACGCGGGGACGCACGATAGGCGGGATCAACCGAATGCAGCAGGTCGATCAATTCGTCCGCAGTCACCGCAGCCGCACCAGCCGCATCAACACCCTTGGTAGATGCGGTCACGATGCCGTTGGGATCGCCAGTTCCATCGCCGGTCGTCAGTTCGGTATTGGCGCGACGGCCAAGGCGCTCGCCGAGAAGTTCGCCAAGGAATTGTTCAATGTTGAAAGCACTGTCATCGACCAATTCTTTCGAAACGCGCAGCCATTCGGTATCGAACGCATAAGCGTCAAGCGTTTTCTCACCGAACGTCACATCCGAGCCACCGTCATCAGTGAGTGTAACACCCTCGGAATGCTTCACTACAACTGCACTGGTGTCGTCAACGGTCGGGATGGTGATCTGACCGCCGCCACTCGTGACCATTTCGGTCGTGATGCCGGGATCATACATCGGGCCATATGCTGCCATCGACTTGACGATGAAGTTCACCATCTCGGTCGGGACGGTATACCCGCCTGCGCTGTCAGAGGTAGTTTGAGCGCGTTGTTCAACAGCAGCGTATCCACCGCGCAGAACTGCCCGTTCCTCTTCGTGCATGGCACCAATGTTGCCTTGTGCGCGAAGATAGGCATGGAACGCTTCGCGGTATGTCGGGCCTTCGCCACCATCGACGCCACGTGCCTCGCCACTCTCATTCGGGCGGCGCGGGTCGGGCGCGTTCATGCGTTCCTCGGCGGCCTCAAGCCGCTCCTGGCGTTCGATCTTGCTGCCGATCTTGTCGTGATCTGCCATCATGGCGTCAAATTCGCGTTCGATCTCGGCGGCGCGCTCTTCGGGCGTGTCGTCCTTGATTTCATCGAATTTCGAGCGGGCATTTGTCGCAATCCGCGCCTGCTCCTCGCGGAGTTCTTTCACAGTTGCCATTTTAAGGCTCCTTCTAAGGGAAAAGGCGCCGCCATCACGGCGGGCCGGGTGGTAGGCTCAGGCGCGGTGCCTTAGCCCTCTGCGCGGGCCGCGCGCAGGTTCATACGCATACGGCGCAGTCGCGCCGCGTTGCGGTTGTTCTCTTTGATTTGTTCCGTCCGCATCGCCTCAAGGCTGCGAAGGCCGATCTCTGTGCCGTCATAGGCTGGCGTCGTCACAATCGACACGTCATGCAGGGACGCCTTCTTGATCGTGCGAAGCGGGATATCGCCGCTGTCGTCCCATTCCTGAACATCAGGCCAGAATGCAAAACTCATCTTGTCCAGATCGCCGCGCTTCATCTTGCCGACGATGCGGGCAACGTCCGGATCGCCTTCCTCAAGACGGGTGCTGATTTTCAGCCCCTTGTCGTCCTCGGAAAGCGTCAGGGTGCCGGAGCGGGTGCGCGCCAGCGGCAACCCATCGTGATTGATCAGGAAAACCACATCATCGCGCCCGATTGCTTCCGAAAAAGCCCCCGGTTCGATCTTCTCTCGGAAATACCCGCCAATATCCGTTTCTTCGTTGAATATGGCTGCATAGCCTTCAACAAGGATGCCGTCATCATCAGCCCGGACCTCGGCGGGCAGACGCACATGCTTGCCACGCGCCTCAAATTCCATCTTCTTCGCCTCCGTTGGGCTGTTGCTGTTGAGTGATTGGAACTGTCCCGCCTTGGATCATCAGGCTGTCGCCACCTTCCAGCGCGGGCCGGTTCTCGATCTCGCGCGCCTCGTTCGGCGTTTCGATGCCGTTCTGGATCGCCATAGAATGACCCTCCATGCGGGTCTTGAAGTCGCCGCGCAGCAGGCCATCTACATTGAACTCGACGTATTGCTTGGCACCTCGGCCAAACAGTTTCAGGTTCATTTCCTGCTCGGCCTGTTCGATCCAGCGCTTCAGGGTGTGTTTCACGAAATGCAGGTCTTGCTGCTCCGTGTTACTGAACGTGCCGTGGGTCAGGTCTTGGAGGAATGTCGGCGGAATTGAGTAGATGCGCGCGATCTGCTCCACGTCGAAACGCTGCGTCTCGACAAGCTGGTTTTTCTCAGGCTCGGCACCGATTGCCTTGATGTCCAAGCCAGTCGGCAGGATCAGCGCCAAGCGTTCCTCTCGCGCGGCCTTGTCAACCGAAGCCTCAAGATCATCCGCAGCCCGCTTCATAGCCGCGCCGGATTGAAAATTCCCGGTGACAGCGAAGGGGGGGACGCCACCGCCGATCAGGTATTTCTCGCCGTATTTCGTCGCGGCAATCGCCCGCCCGATCACGTCCTTGTTCGACATTATCGGCCCCTTGTGGCCAATACCGTCAGACTTCATCATGAACGCCAGATCAATGATCTCGCTGGCGGCGTATTTCTTGGCCTTGTCGTAGGTGTAGACCAGTCGCCCGCCTTCGCGCTTCACTTCGACCTTCGACGGATCAAGCGGCCATAGGTTCATCACCCGGCCCTGTTCGTTGCGCTCGATGAAGGTGAACGCCCGCCCGGTCGTCAGGATGCGCTCAAAGGTATATTTCCGCCAATCGAATGACGTGCATTCGTCGTTGATCGCGTCATGCAAAATCGGAGCAATGCCGCCAGTGACGCGCTTTCGCCCGTCCTTTTCTTTGCGATACACCTGCAAGGGCAAGCCAGCGATTGTCCCGGCGATGAAATTCACAGCCGCCCAGACTGCCGGAACGCCGAGCGCGCTCTCAGGCGTGACAACCGTTGCACCAACCATCTTATCCCAGAAATCAGGCCGGAAAATCTGCGCCGCAGTTGGTGAACTCTGCACCGCCGTGATACCGGCGCGCTGTTCAGCCTGCTTTTTCTTGCCAAGTCCGAACATCAATTCACCATGCTAAATTCCGGGTCAACGTCCCAAGGCGTCGGGGCATCCGCAGCCTCGTCCATCAGCCACCGCCCGAGCGCCATCATCGCCGCCACAGGGCCGTCAATCTTGTTTTCGCCGCGCTCTTTCGCGGGCCGGTGCAGATCGCTGTTGCGCGATCCGTTCACCACGTTTGAAAGCATCCAGGTAAAGGCCGGGTCGCCATCGTGATAGAATTTCCCGTCAGCGATCAGGGCGTCCATTGCCCTCATAGGCTCGTTCATAAGGCTCGGACTGTTGCGGTATTCCACGCAGTTTGCGCCATGTTCCATCAAATCCACGGCCATTTGCCGCGAATGCCACGGGTCAAAGGCGATTTCCCGAACGTCGAACTGAGAAAGCAACTCGATCACGTCATCGAAGATGATTTTCTGATCGGTCACAGCCCCGTCGATCTGGATCAGCCGCCCGGTGTCGCGCCACAGCCGGTAATGCTCATTTTCAGGCTGCTCTATCGTTTCCTCTGGCGCGTAGAACTTCCCAAACCTTGCGTATCCACCTTGGTGCTGGAAAAGCAGTTCAACCGCCGTCAAATCTCGCTTTTCGGCAAGGTCGACGCCGATGATGCACTCCTGCCCCTCGAACTGATCCAGCGACAAGCTTTCGTCCTTGATTTCCATGTAGCGCGCCACGTTGAAATACGCATCGCGCGACTGCACCCAGACATTCAGGTGCTTGGTTTTGAAAACGCCAGCCTTGCGCGGGCTGGCCAGCGCCTCGCGTTGGCGGCTCAGCAGAAAATCAGCACTCACCGAAACATCGAAATTCGGGTTTGCCTTTCGCAAAACGTCAGGGTCTTGCCAGTCGTCGTCCTTGTCGATCCCGTAGATCAGGGCCAGCGTTGAATCATCTTCTGCGGTGCCTTCCAGCATCCGCTGCGCTTCCTCTTGCATCAGGTAGCAAGGGCCTGCGATATTGTCGCCCGCCGTGGTGATCACCAGCATCATGGGTTGCTCACGCGCGCCCATGCCGGTTTCCATCGTGTCGAACATCTGGTCGGTGTCGTGTTCGTGATATTCGTCAACGATTGCACAGGACGGTGACGCGCCATCGCCGGGTTTGCCAATCAGCGGCTCAAACCGGCTTTCATTGCCAAGAATATGCAGGTTCGATGCGTTCACGCCCAAGCCGTAATGACTGCACATATCTGGCCGCTTCTGCGCCATCAGTCGCGCGGGCCTGAACACCTCCCAAGCCTGCTTCTCTGTCGTGGCCCCCGAATAAACCTCTGCGCCGTGTTCTCCATCGGCGCAGAGCATGTAAAGACCGATTGCCGCCGCCAGTGCTGACTTGCCGTTTTTGCGAGGCACCAGCAAAAGCACCCGGCGAAACCGGCGCGTGTTGTCCTTGCGGCGCATCCACCCGAACGCAGCGCAGACAAAGAACACCTGCCAAGGCTCAAGTTTCAGCGTTTCGCGCTGCGCCGCCCATTTGCCTTTCGTGTGCGGCATCAGTTCAATGAAGGCACAGACCTTGTTTGCCGCCGTCTCATCGAACCGGAATTTGAAATCGTCGTCGTCCTGCCAAGCCAGATCGTCAATGTGTCGCTGGCAGGCCAACCTGATCCACTTGCTTGCGGGAATTTCACCAGATGTAACGTCGCGGGCGTATTGTTCCGCGACGGCGCAGTAATCAGTCACCCCAGAGCCGCAAACGGATTCTCGTCTGCCGTCTTACCGGCGCTGACCTTGGCCCGCGCCGCCGGGGAAAGCCCGAACTCAGACAGCAGCGATTGAGCATGACGCATCGCCTCGTTGCGCTGCCCGACCTCCGGGCGCGAACGGATCATCTGAATGTTGCCATCCTCGTCGCGCTTTTCATACGTGCGCCCGCTGTCCTCGATCACAGCCGTGCAAATCTCGATTTCCTCGATCCGGCTTGCCAGCATCGCCAGGTTGTCCTGATCGTCAGGTGACGCGATGCCCATGCCATCAAGCGTGGCGCACAGCCGGGAAAAGATTTCAGCCGCCCGCTCGGACAGCCAAGCCGGGGCAACCGCAACGCCCTTCGCGGCTACGGGCGCATCCTCGTTCACACGATCAGGACGGGCCGTGCCTTCAATGACTTTCAGCGAGTCGGGCTTGCGCTTTCTGCCTGCCATGTTAAGCCCCTTCACTTTTTGGTTTCATTTTGACGTTGCAAAAAAGTGACGCCCCGCGCCGGTCCCCTGCAAAACCTGTCAGAAATCTGACCCACCCCCCGTAAAATTCTCCGGAAGCAGGCCCCATTGCTTCATGATGGTCCGCACATCCCTGCCCTGCCTCTCTGCTACGCTTTCTGCCTTGGCCTTTGGTCCATCGTGGCAGGCTTTGCAGCATGGGGCGAAGTGATCTTGTGGATCGCCATCTGGCCAGAACAAGTCGGGGTCTCCTTTGTGGGGGATGATGTGATCGACCACGGTTGCCGGTGTCACTCGGCCCGTGCTGTTCAGGCAGTAGATGCACACTGGATTTGCAGCGAGGAATGCAGCGCGGAACTTGTCCCACCTGCTACTGTATCCCCGTTGTCTTGCGTTGCCACGCTCTCGCTTGTCCCTAGGACGTGCGCGATGCGCCTGAACTTTCCCCTTTGCCTTGAACCGTGCGAATGGGTTATGGCTTGCTATGTCTTTAGCCAAAGGGATATGCCATGCGTTTGTGGATGATTGCACCTCTTGCTGCCTTAGCTGGATGCGTTCAGATGACTGAGATTGAAAGCACAACGCCCGTTCGGCTTTCCTCTGCACAGGTTGCAGAAATCAAATCAGAAGTGACACAGGATTTCTTTGATCCATTCACCGCACAGTTCCGCAACATCCGTGCAGCTGATGTGCTGCTTGCAGACGGGAAACAGGAGCGGCGCGTATGTGGTGAGGTCAACGGCAAGAACCGTCTCGGCGGATATGTCGGGTTTACTCACTTCGGCGGCGTGATCGTCAACGGTGACTTTCAGCAGAAGGATTTCTTCTCAGCCTGTGAGCCTTGGTGATTTTTCATGCAAAAACACGCGCCCTTTCCTCAGTTCCGTCACCGGGGGCGCGTGGTTGCAAGGTGGCCCGATCCGAAATCAGGCGATCCACCTCTGATGCGAACATAACACCCAAATCGCAACTGCGCAACTATCCATACCCATGAATTGAATTGGCCGCTTCATGGTTTGCCAATAGCCTTGAAAGCGCCTCATTCGGAGTATCCCCACCAGCTAAAAAACATCGACGCCTAATCTCGTCCGAGGCGTCTGCCGCAGCCTGATCGCCTGAACCTTTTACGTCATCAATAAGCTCCTCGAGGTATGGTTCTACCCATCTAATCGATTCATCTTCCACACAGGCGACCCACTTGCCATCGCATGGCCACCCAGAATATCTGACTTGAAATATAAAAATCATATGCCGCCTCCATTTCAGGTTAGGTCACATTAACCTTTCGCTCTTACCTTGTCCGGATCCACTTCCATCGCTGTCCTGCGCCCGAACACCTCGATCTCCACTTGCAGGCGCGAATAATCGTCGTGTGCTCGGCGGATTACCTTCTTGAACTCGCCAGTAAGTCCCTCGAACGGCCCTGCAAGCATCTCTAGCGCCTGTCCTGGCCGATACTGGCATTGATACTCGCTATTGGCCTTGAGTCGCTCTGCGTCGGCATATTCGGCCTCTACGGCGGCTTTGAAGTCGCGAAGGCCATAACGCGGCGGGCGTCCTTTGACTGACGGCATCCCCTGAATGTCCATGCGCGACAGCTCCACCGGCTTTCCGATGATGTGCTTTTGCTCCACCACGTCACGCCAGTAGATCGCCGGGATGACGCAGAACATCAGTTTTGGCACGTATGGCTTGTCATACCAGACAGCGGCCCGCTTTTCCTTGACGTATCGGCTTTCCAGCCTGATCGGCACCCACGGGTGCAGGCCGATGCTGCGAAGCTCCTCCGCAACGTCGAACTCTTTTCCGCGCGTCGTGTTGATTGCGTAGATCGAATTCATACTGAAGTCCTGCCGTGGTTTGCGTGATATCCATGCTCTCTTTCTGCGGCCTCCCTAGCAGCCACGGCGTCATCAAATCTCTCAAAATGACCCAATGAAACGCGCTTACCACTTACACTTATATACGCCCTCCATTTACCGCTCAGCTTGAACAGGCTTACCCCAATGTGCCCACTTGTATTATCATCCCTTACCTTTGTATTTTTCGCATTGCCAGATGGGTCCACCTCTCTCAGATTCGATAATCTATTATCTTCTCTGTTTCCGTTTTTATGATCAATTTGCTTTAGCGGCCATTCACCAAAATGAATTGCCCAGGCCACCCTATGCGCCTTTAGCACTTTCCCGCAGATACCGCCGCTCCTGTAGCCATGAGCATTTACGCTAGTGAAAGCCTCCTTTCCTGCGTACTTGGCATTAAACAAGTTCATGTTGTGCACCCGCGACCGGGCGACGGCAGCGGGGAAATGATCGACGCCTCTTGGCCTCCATGTAAGTGATCCCGTCTCTGCGTCGTAGCTCAAAATCTCCCTCAGGTATTTTGGCGTTATTTCTCTTCCGTATTTACCCATTGGGTTGCATGTTTCGTATGTACTGCTCATCTCACTGCCCCTTCCTGCCTGTCGGCCTCAGATCAAAGCCAAGCGCCCGACGCGCCCCGCCCGCTTCATGCCTTTCAGGTCGTTCGCAATCTGCGTCTGCGTCATGTCGGGGAACATCGGCCTGATTTGTGCAATCGTCAGGCCGTCGCTGTCGTTGATTGCGCTCAGAAGCAAATCCCGGCGAGCATTGACGATGGCGATTTCATCAGCCTTGAGCGAACCAAGCTTTTTGGGCTGCGGCTCGGCTGGTGATTTCCCGTTGCACCCGTCAAGCTGCATCATACGAAATCGCAGTTCGTCCTGGCTGTAGCTGCTGAACGGCTTGGCCTGTCGTGGCTCGATGTATTTGGAGCATAGCCGGGTGGTGTCGCGTTGGGATTGAAGCATGGGTTTAGCCTCCTGCTACTTTGCGCCAGCGGTCGATGCTCGTGGCGCTGTTCTGGGTCGGTTGGTTGAATTCGTCCTCCCACCGTTTGCCGTTCAGGTAGCTGGTGGGGTGGATATCGCTGGCTTGGGGATACTTGGCCCGCCAGTTGCGCGCCCATTCCTTGACGCGCTCGGTTGCCAGTGTTCGGTTTTGCTGAGAAAGGCGATTGAACGCAGCCTTTGCTTTCTGCTTGCCAACTCTCCCAAGCGGCCATGCCTTCCAAAAATCATCGAAACACGGATCAGGCGCAGACTGATCTGATCTTACTGTTTCTTTACTAGGTTCCCTTACAGGGTTACTCGGCAAATTTTGCCGACGGTCGACGGCAGATTTTGCCGACGGCAAACACTCGTTTTCGCCTACGGCAGATTTTGCCGACGGCAGGTTTTGCTCTGCGGGAAAATCAACTTCAAACCCCAAGATATAGCGGTTCGATGAGAACTGGCCGGAGCGGGATTTACCGCCCCTAGACTTCAAAATCAGGCCCGCATCTTCCAGCTTTTTGAGGTGGTCAGCAACCGAGCGCTCGGACATTTCGCAGTCCTCTGCCAGCCGCCTTTTGCTCGGGAAACACCCGTGATGCGGGTTATGGCAGTTGGCCAAGCTGAGAAGAACCATCTTCGTCGCAGGCTTGAGGCCCTGCTGCTTGAATGCCCAATTTGTTGCCTCGTGACTCATATCAATCCTCCCAGAGCAAATTCATGGCAGGATTGAACCGCACCTTTGCCGTGCCGATTGCGCCTTGGCGCTGCTTGGCAACGATGATTTCAAGCTTGTTTCGAGAGGCGTTCAGGGCCTGCGACCATAGTTCGTAATTCTCGTCGTCTGCGTCCGGCTCCTCGCGTTCGAGGTAGTATTCGTCGCGGTAGCAAAACAGCACCCCGTCAGCGTCCTGTTCAAGCTGACCGCTCTCTCTGAGGTCTGACATGATGGGGCGCTTATCTTCACGCTGTTCTAGCGCTCGGGAAAGCTGAGACAGGGCGATAACGGGTATATCCAGCCCCATTGCCATCCCCTTCAATGCCAGCGACACATCGGTGATTTGCTCGTATCGCGTCTTGGCCTTGGAGCGCAGCAACTGCGCATAGTCCACAATCACGATGGGAAGCTTATCCCCGTCCATGCGGCGCAGCGCCTGCTTAACGCCAGCCTGTAGCAAGTCGGTATCCTGGTATTCGCGCGGCAGGAACGTGATAGGCAACTCCGCCACCTTGCGCGCCGCTTCTGTCAGCGCCTCGCCCTGCTGTTCGGTGAACTGGCCAGAGCGAAGGTTGCTATACGATGTGGCGTGGCGCGTTCCTGCCGTGCCCTCTGACAGCGCCCGCATAGCCATCGCCTGCGGTGTCATTTCGAGGCTGGCAATCACCACCGGATGCCCGACGCGCGCGGCGTTTAACCCAAAGGATAGCGCAACGGCAGTCTTGCCCATCGAAGGACGCCCGCCAATCAGCCACATTTCCCCCGGCGCAAAGCCCGGAACATACCTATCAAGGGATCGGATCCCGGACATGACGCAACGGCGCTCCTCGCCGCTATATGCCGCGTGTATTTCCTGCATCGCCCCCGTCACGGCCTGCATCATCGACACCGGCTTAACCCGCGTCTCTGAATCCGCCAGCGCCTGAAACCCGGCTTCCATCTGCGCCGCCACGTCAGAGGCGCTCAGTTCGCCCCTGTTAATCTCTGTCTGCGCGTTGCGCATGATGCTTAGAACCGTGCGCTTGGCGCGCTCCTCGGCCACTACAGCGGCATATTCGCCCAACTGCGACGGCGCGATAGCTGCACCGGCAAGCGTTGCGAGGTATCCCGGCCCGCCCAGAGGCTCCATGCCTTTCGCCAGTTCGTCGGACAGGCTGGCCTTGACGGTGACGGGCGACACAAGCCGCCCCGCCTTTTCAAGCCGCCGACACGTCCTGTAAATCTCGGCGTGAACCGGGTCGTAAAAGATTTCATCCCCGCCAACAGCCTGAACAGGCTGGCACGAATGCCCCAAGAGCATTGCGCCCAAAATCATCTGCTCGGCTTCTGTGCTGTGCGGCGCTTCTTCTTGCTGGAAGCTGACAATCTGGTTCACTTGGCACCAACCTTTGCCGCAAGCGCAGCCGCGAGTTCGCCAATGGTTTTCCATTTGTCTGGTGTTTGTTCAGGATTGCACGGATTCGTGGAATCACTATATTGCCCGTAACGGGACATCTGACGCCTCCTATCTAGGTGTCTATGTTCAAGAGCCGGGCGGGTGTTGGTAGCACCTTCTCGGCTCGCTTCATTTATACCGCTTTTCCCATGGCGGGGCAACGATTTATAGGTCATTCCACCACCCCGCGATACTGCACGAAATGCTTGTCCACCGGCTGGCCAAACTCGATTTGAACCTGCCCGCCATCCACCACGCAGCCGCGACGGATGGTTAAATCCCATGCGCTATCATCGACGCCTAAGGCATCGGACACGCCGTCCAGCCCGCTCTTGATTGCCGCCAGCATGTTGTCCAAGTCCCGCTTGCGTCGGTCGGGCGGGCAGAACGTGACAAGCAGGTGAGCGCGCTCCCAACGAACCTTGCGAAAGCCCGCCGCCCACGTCGCCTTGGCACCGTCCGAGCGATATTGCCTGCGCGTAGGTGCCACGCCGCGCCTGTCCTTGCGGCTGTTGGGCCACATGGACTTATCGGGCCAGGGAAGGCGGATTACACCGTCAGACATTCAAGACGCCTTCCTGCATGTCCTGAACATCAGGGCGTCACGCTGGTGAAAGCGCCGAGATTTGAACCCGCGCTTTGCCGCCGCCTCTGCTACGCATGAAATGTTGACGCCAATCCAGTCAGCAATGCTCTTGAGGGTTTCTCCGGAATGCCACCGCTGATAAAATTCGTCGGTGTCATAGATAGGGTTGCAGCGGTTATCCATGTCACTTCCCTTTCGCTATTTCCCATCGCCGTGTTGTGACGAGGCGTCTGTTTTCTTCACTGTCCCGGCCATCGCGTTTGAGTTGCTTGGCCACCCCATCGAGTTCGGCGGGGTCCGTTATTTGCGCTATCTTTTCGGCAAGCGTTGGAACCTGCCCCGTGGCCCGATAGCGGGCGATGAAGTCAATCAAACACGCCCCCGCTCGATAGAGCGCAGAAGGTCGCCGTTGACGCGGCCCGCTTTGTAGGCTTCACTTAGAAAGTCAGGGTCAAACCCGGCGTTTTCGCATACCTCGCGGAAGTCTTTCCCGGCCCATCGAATCCAGCTATCGGCATCACGTTTGGCGCGGATGCTTTCACTGCCGGAAGGTTGCTTCGCTGTCGCATCGCGGAAGGCTTGGAACACCACCGCCTGCCAGAGTTTCTTGTATCCGGTCATTACACTGCCCCTGTTGGCTGCTTAGAACGCACCGCACCCGAGGCCGTATGCATCCGGTTACTCAGGCTCCATGTTGATTCATGTGGCGCTTGCGGCGATTGCACAGCAGAGGCGGCGGTGAATGGGTTGAGCGCGGAAGCGGAGGCCATCCCGCCAGCCCAAAGCGCGCCGGGACTTGAGGTGGACGCGCAGCCCGCGCTCGGTTGAGGGAACCCAAAGAACGCCGCGCTTCCTCGAGCATTCAGCATTGGGGTGACGGCGGTTCCCTCAACGGAACACGGCTTAGAAAGCCCCGGCACCGCAGCGCCGGGGAAGTTGCCCCCGAGGGGGAGAGACAGGAACTGCGCAGATATACCGCTGCGCCCCGGTGTTCGATTAAAGGCGGTCGAGTTGTTCGAGGCGGGCTTCAAGGTCTGACAGCCGCAAGCCGAGAGTATGAAGCCCATCAACTGCGTCACCGACACGACCACCCATATTCGGCGGTCCGTCCATCTGTTCCTCGCAGACAAACCAGACGCCAAGCAACCGATGTGCGATTTCACCGGCAGTATCGACGCTACCTTCGACGCGCTTTGTAATGTCGTGGATGACGCGGAGGAGGTGGTCGATTTCCTTGTCTTGAATGGCATTCTGCGCCTTCTGAGCGCACAATGCGTCAATCGCCTTTTGGTCCATTGATGGTCCTGAAAGCATGTTGCTTCTCCTTTGGTTGTGGTGTGAGTGGCGCTGCGCCCCGGTGTCTCTGTGTGGGCGGTCATGACATTTCCTCAAGGTTGCCCTCTTGGATATCGAGCGTCGGGCAGCCACGTTTGCCGGTGAGGAATTGTGACCGAGGGCCGTATGACAGAGGGTCACGGTTCGCGCAGTTGGCGCAGTTCTCTGCGTCTGTGACGAGCTCCTTGCACTTACGGCAGCGCGTGTATTCCGGGGCGGTCTTGGTCATGACGTGGCCCTCTCGCTTGGCGAGAAGTGCTCATAGGCAGGCCAGTCATAGAAGCGCACCGCCCCGCCCGTTTCTTTCTCAATGGTGCCAGCCAGCTTGGGGCTAGGCTGCGCCCTGCCTTTCGCCAACCGCGAAATGACAGACTGAGTGACCCCGCAACGCTCTGCGAAATCCGCCTGCCTTATCCCATTCGCTTGAAGATATTGAAAAAGCCTGTTCATGCGCCCATTTATACCCATCAGGAATATTCCCTGCAAGCATTTTTATTCCTAGGGCAATTAGGAAATGCACCTGACGCGCATGTATTATGCAGCTATGAGAGCTGCACAGATCAGAAAGGCCAAGGGCCTCACGCAAGCGGATTTGGCGCACCTTGTGGGCGTCGAACAGGGCACAATTTCCAAGTTTGAAAACGGAAATGACGGGATCACCCTTGGCGTGGTCCGCGAGATTGCGAAGGCGATGGGTGTTCAGGTTGCTGACCTTTTCGCAGAGGATCGCACCGACCGCGAACAACTCTTAATCGAGGCTTTCCGCCAGATGCCTGACCAGCGTCAGCTTGGCTGGATAGACCAGGCGCGCCTTTCTGCGGCAGACTATTCAGCATCCGCTTAAAAAACCTCTCAAACTGAACGTCTGTCATTTGCGCTAATATACGCGCGAATTCCTCATCTCTATTCATTATCTCCATCCAGAATAATTCCATCCCCGCGCACAGCTTAGCGCGGGGTGTCTTTTCATGCCTATAAAAATTAATATTCCTGTCACGCATATTTATTCTGGACAAAGATATTCCTGATGGGTATATTCCTCCCATAGCCCACGGGCAAACATGGGAGACAGACATGGAAATGAACATTTGCGTAACGCGGGATAAATCGAACTGGCCCGCTTGGCTGCTCAAGGCATACGAGCGCGACTTTGGCGATGCTTCGTCGTTCTCGCCTATCGTAGATGGGCGCGGCGCTTTCTGCGGTTACGAAGCAATCAATAACCGGATGAAAAGGCGGACTATCCGCATCGGTCAGGTTGTTAGCTATCGGGACGTTGCGTGATGACCCTCCCCGACCAGACCCGCGCCGAGCGGATCGCGGCCACGCTGGCCCGCTCGGACTTTCTCAGCACCCGCAGCGGCCTTGTATCCACCGACGACCTGCGCGCCTGCCTGCCCTACGAGGCCAAGCCGGTGACGCTGCCAGACCCAATGCCAGAACGAAAGGGAGCGGAGCAATGACTTGGGTTCTCGTTCGCAGGTCTAAACTCAAGCACCCCAAGTCTGGGAAGCCCATAGAATCTACAACCTACCACATGAGGATCAATGAGACACTTGGCTTCCCGGTTGGATCAACAAAAGTCAGCGAGGCCCGTCCTTTCATCACAAAGGCGCTGGCTGAGACTTACGCCAAGAACAAGGGGCTTACAGGTTACGGATATAAAGCCGAACGCCTGCCAGAAACGCCATATGACAGGGAGATTGAAGCATGACTGACAATCTCGAATGGAAGCCGATTGAATCTGCGCCCTTTCAAAAGGTTGTCTGGGTCCGAAACAGCCTCATGGAAAAGCCGTGCAAAGCGACACGGGGATACATGACAGAAACCGGCATTCACCCTGACATGAGTTTTTTCACCACCGTCTACACGTCCGACAGGTTCTTTCCAATTCCTGCCGGAAACTTGGTTTGCCCGGATGAATGGGCGGAATGCAGGGAGGTGTGTCATGACTGACCATATCAAAGATGGCGGGCCTGCGTTTCCGCAACTGAAAAACTCAGGGATGGCCAAAGCCGATGAAAATGGCGGGTTTGTTCTGGACAAGGAGCTGTCTGGCGGCATGTCGCTCCGCGATTATTTCGCCGGGCAAGCGCTTATCGGAATTTTGTCCGGGTACTGGTCGAACCCAGAACTTGAAGGTCTTCGCCCTGAGGTTCTAGCGCAAGAGTGCAACATAGTTGCCGACGCCATGCTTTCCGCACGGGAGGGCAAGCAATGACCCCGCATTACCTGACATACACCGACTATCCCGACCTTGGCCTTGCCACGTCCGACCCGTCGAACTTTGACGACGCTTGCGACCGATACGCAGAGGCCCGCGAGGAAGGCTATCACGCCACGGTTATGCGTATCGAACCCGGCAAGGGCAAAGGCGCAGGCATGGCCCTAGACGTGACAGACGACGCGATTGCGCAAATCCGCCGCCGGTGCCGAGCAAGGGTTGGCAAGGGCTATCAGATGCCCGCTTGGCTTTTGGAGGAAGTAGCATGAAGCCGGAATTCAATTTCGAGATTCACGACAAGGGCGGTGAGGCCAAGCGGTTTGTCTGGTCGTTGAAAGGCCCGTCTGGCGGCGTTCACATCTGGGCGCAGTTCTCGCCGGACTTGGGAGGCATATTCGGCGGAAAGTGCTACGGCGGCATTGAAGTGCACCACAAGGTAAAGCCCTATGAGCACTGCCCAGACGAAGCGCCCATAAAGGACTGCTGGCTAACTGGCTGCGATTGCTGGCCTGACGGCTCAAGCCTGTTCTTTGACGAGCAGTTGCGCCCTCTGGTCGAGGACTACGAAGACGACCCCGAGCGCCTTACCGCAACCATGAATGCTGAAATGCTGAGTTGGTATCGGTCGCATCTTTCGCGGGCGGACTTTCCAGAACTCGGCGCGGCAGGTGCGTCATGAACGCCCGCCAACTCTTTCACCAGATGATGCGAGAGCGCCGCCAGTTCCCGCGCGGCAGTGCCGAATGGGAGTGGCGCACGAGGTCCGCCCGCAAGTTCGCGTGGCTCGTGCTTGGCGTCCCGACAAACGAATGGAGCGAATGATATGAATATCCGCCCTGAAATTAACCTCATCGAACGCGCATTCACAAATGAGCGTTTCGTTTATTTCGATTTGGAAACCATCCCTTGCCAGGATGAAAGCTATCTCGAAGAATTGAAGCGCAAGGTGCGCCCGCCTGCCAACATCAAAAAGCAGGAAAGCATAGACAAGTGGCTGTCAGAGAACCGCGAAAGCGCGGCAATCGAAGAAATGGCCAAGACCAGCTTTGACGGTGGCCGGGGCCATGTCTGCACCATCGCATGGGCCAAGAACGATGCGAAAATTCAGGTGTACCATGCCAAGACGCTTGCCGAAGAACGGGACGTGATTGAGGCGTTTTTCGAGAGCCTTGACGATTACCACTCCGAAACGCTTGTCGGCCACAATATCACCGGCTTTGACCTGCCGTTCCTTCGCAAGAGGGCGGTGGCCTTGGGCATCGCCATGCCGGACCGCCAGACGTTCCCGCGTGACCCGAAGCCTTGGGATAGGTCCGTTGCCGACACCATGAACATGTGGGCCGGTGGAACGAACCGTATCAGCATGGATAATCTGTGCGGCATTCTCGGCATCAAGGGCAAGGAAGGCTTTGACGGCTCTATGGTTGCCGAGGCTTGGGCCAACGGCGAACACGATACGATTGCGGAATATTGCCGCGATGATGTGTGGCGCACCCGTGAAATCCACAAGCGGTTTTTGCAGGCGGGGTGGTGAACATGGCCGACAAACTCAACATCCATCAGCGGTTGGCCAAAGTCATGGCAGACGTGTCCTACATCCAGAAAGAGCAAAAGAAGGGGATGCAGTATAAAATCGTCAGCCACGACAAGGTGACTGCGAAGGTGCGTCCTGCCTTGCTGGACGCCGGTATCGTTTACTACCCGGTGCGCTGCGAACACACGCACAACGGCAACCGTGCCGAGTGCAGCATGACGGTGCGTTTCGTCAACATCGACGAGCCGACAGACTTTTTCGACGTGCCCACCTTTGGCTATGGCATCGACCAGCAGGACAAAGGGCCAGGTAAGGCCATGTCATACGCGGTGAAATACGCTCTGCTCAAGGCTCTTGGCTTGGAGACTGGCGACGACGCCGACCACGACAACATCGACCACGACCGGAAAGACCCGGCAAAAAAGCCGGAACTCACTAACGGCGAAAAGCGCGATGCCGTCAAAAAAGCCATTCTCGGCAAACAGGACGCACAATCGCTCGATGCCTACTGGAAAGACAAGCGCGTTTGCGATGGCGTTGCATCCCTCCCTGAGCCGATGCAGGCGGAATTGCAAAAGGCTTTCTCTGACCAGATGGCCCGCGTGTATCAAGCACCGGAGGCTGCGGAGTGATGCTGGAACAGGTGGAACGCTGGCGCATCGCCGCCGCCGAATGGCTTGACGCCCAAGAGGCTGCGGATCTTCTGCGCGAATGCAAAAACGACACCTTCGCAGAAATCGTTGACCAGCAAGACGGCTCAACGAACGCGGAGAAAGAGCGCCAAGCCCGCCTGTCCCCTGAGTGGAAAGAATACCGAACCAAGATGATTGACGCGGAATCCCACGCCCGCCGCCTTCGCCTTCGGGTGAATTACCAGAAGATGCGGTTTGAGGCGATGCGGAGCGAGAATGCGAACGCCAGAACGGAGCGCACGGCATGAACGCCTTTTTCAAAACCCCGCCATTCGTTTCAAAGCAACTGCGGATATTCGCCAAGGGCCAAGAATGCCAGATGCGTAGCGACTGGTGCAACAACGACAACGAAACGGTTGTACTGTGCCATTCCCGCCGACGCTCAACCGCAGGCATGGGGCAAAAGCCTCACGACTTCTGGGGATACCACGGGTGCAGCGCCTGCCATGCACATGAAGACGAACTTGAAGACCGCGAACTTTACGACGCGATACGCCGCACTCAGTGGGAGGTTTTTGAACACTTTGGGACGCTTACGCCCTGAACACCGGAACGCCGCCCACAAGCGGCAAGCGCGGGTTGGGCTGTCCTCCCATGTGCCCGGCCCGCGCGACAACAAGGAGATAGCAATGAGTGACCTTATCGAACGCGCAAAGGCGGCGCTGGATGGATACACCGGACAAGAAATTGCCGAAAGCGAAAGGCTGTCTTTTGCCAGCTCCATTCTTGCCGACGCCGAAGCCCTGAAAGCTGCGGATGCGCTAATCGACCACGCGCAGGCGGCGCATGACGAACTGGCGCTTTGGTTTGAATGTGCCAACGAGCTTGAAAGGCACGGCTTTGAGATTGGCGACACAGAGGCGGCAATGAATGCGCTTGACCGTGCTATCACCGCCTACCGCAAAGCACGGGGAGGTGAGTGATGACCGACAAACCGATACTTTTCAGCGGCCCGATGATCCGGGCGCTACTCGACGGGCGAAAATCCCAGACGCGCAGGGTGTTGAAGCCGCAGCCGCCGAGCGTTGAGGCCGTCCATGACCTAGCGGGAATTGGCTACCACTGGTTTCCCCCGAAAGACCCGGCGCAGCCTTGGCGGCCTGTTGGCCCGGTGTGGGCCGTCAGGAAGCTGATGGGCCGCGAACCGAGTATCTCGTTGCCATACGCCCCAGGCGACCGGCTCTGGATTCGCGAGGCGTGGAGCGGTGATTGGTTCTTCCGCGACACACCGCCATCTGAACGTCAGTCGAATTTCCTTGACGGTTCACCACATGACAAGCGTGATATTTGGTACTGGGCAGACGGAAATCCCGAGTATGGAGATTGGGAGCGACCACGTCCCTCGATCCACATGCCCCGCTGGGCGTCCCGCCTGACGCTGATCGTCACGGACGTTCGCGTGCAGCGGGTGCAGGAGATCAGCGGCGAGGACTGCATTGCAGAGGGCGCTCATTGCGACACCTGCACCGCCAGTTGGTCGGTAGGCCGGAGCGCGTGCAATCAGCGCGGCTGCTTTGAGATCAGGCAGAATTTCCGCACGCTCTGGGACAGCCTGAACGCAGATCGCGGCTTTGGATGGGAGGCTAACCCGTGGGTCAGCGCCACCACCTTCACCGTCCACAAGTGCAACATCGACCAGATGGAGGCGACATGACCAACCACAGCGAAGACCTGCCCCACTACGCCAACCTACGCGACGGCGAGATGTATGAAGGCGAGGACAAGTCGCACCTGATGCTCGGCATTGCGATTTGCTGGGCCATTGGATTTTGGACAGCCGTGGCGCTGTTTGTGAGGGTGTTCGGATGAAAGGAGACACCATGACCGAACTTGAGCAAATCGCAAACGACGAAGCCCGCCACGCGCATCGCGACCTAATTCAGCGATTGACTGAACGGGCAGAGCGGGCGGAGGAAGTCTTGCGGTATTATCGTGACCAAATGTGTGAAGGTTTCTGTACCGACTTAAAATCACAGTCTGAATACGGCGAAAGCATGGATTTTCATTGTGCTGGTTGTAAAGCCCGCGCCACCCTCGCCCAACTCGACGCCGAGCCTGCCATGCGATGCGCCGAGTGCGATTGCGATAATCCCCCGCATGGGTGCAACTGGATTGCGCCGGGACCGCTTGCCGAGCCTGCGGGCGTGTCCGAGCCTGCCCACCGCGAAGTCTGGGAGCAGGTGAAAGAGGCGGCGGATGTTGACTTAATCGAACAGTGCATCCGTGACGTATTGGATGAGGGCGGGACCATCAGGGACGGCGCTAAACACGTCGCAGTCGCCATCCGCAACATGCCATATCCGGGAGACAGCCAATGATGGACACCTACAGCCTAAAGGATAAGCAGGCTCGTTGCTCCGAATGCGGCAAGTTCATGCCTTGGGAAAACAGCCGCCTTGTCGAAAAGAGCGATGGTATGCCGCTTCCATCGCCTGTCCTTATCGAGCACGGAATGTGCGGGAGGTGTGAGGACATATTCCGCGAAGCCTACGAGAAACAGCGCCATGAAGAAGAAATGCACGAACTTGAGCGGATCGCGATGGAAGAACACTTCACGCTCCACCCGCACGGCTAAGGAGACAGCCAATGACGAAAGCACCTGAACGAGTTTTTGCGAGCAAACAGGAGGATGGCTCTTGGCGACTCGCTGACTGTGCAGAGACAGCATGCCTAGAGTTCATTGAGTTCGTTCCGAAGGGCCACGCCATAGCCCTTGTGGCTGCGGCCTATGAGGATGCGGCGGATAGCATCCAAAAATTTGGGGTTACGCCACTCGTAGACGCCGGGCACGACTCCGCTCCGTTTTTTGTTGCTACATATGGACGCGATGTAGCCCGCGCCCGCACCCCCGACGACGCCACCGCCGCGCTTGAGCGTGTGAAGCAGGAGGTTGCCGAGCAAGCCGCCAAGCTGGCCGACGAATGGTATCACAACAGCGGGCACGGCTCACCGGGCGATGAAATCCGGGCTGCTTTTATCAGGAAAGGTTGAGGCCATGCCAGAACTCAAGAAGCACAGCGACAAAGCTTGGGGCATCGCATCGAAATTCAGCTACACGCTGGCATCAGACACCAGAACGCTTGCGGCGATGATTGACGATGCGTTGCAGGAGGCAAGGAACGAGGCGCTGCGGGAGGCGAAAGCAAAGTGCGATACGTATCAAGACTGGTGCGCCGGGTGGGGCGAAGACAAGCTGCTATCCGCTGCGGACACCGGGGCAAGTGAATGTGGCCAAGCAATCGCAGCACTAATCACGGAGGGCCAGAGCGATGCGTAAGGCGCTTCTGACAGCCGCCCTTGCAGTTGGCATCGCAGGTATCGGCCACAACATGCCGCCTGCCCCGTTGCCGCCAATGACGACCTCCGAACGGATGCGCGAGGAACACCGCATCAAGCGCCGAGAGAACAAGAAGCTGTGGCAGAAGCGCAGGCGCAAACCGAAGATGCGGTGCCGCCACCACCGTCTGAGTTGGTCGAAACGCAAGGGCCGACTTTTCAAAGGCCACAGGATTTAGGAGGTCCAGAGCGATGGATAAACCGCCGTGCATCCATTCATGGGTTCAGTGCCATGAGTGCGACGACAGCCTGCCAACGCCGCGCATCGTTCGTATCCACATTAGCGGCGTTGTCCAGCACTTCTACACGTTCTCAAACGCACCCCTTGATGATCTTCGCCTCGGTGATCTCAAGCCATACCCAGCGATGGATGCGTGGGTTTGGTTGGAGGGCATGAACAAACCGAAGCTAGCAAGCGTGGAGGGCCAGAGCGATGGGTAACAACCCAATTGAGACTTTAACCTGCGCTATTGTGTGGATGCCGCTCTTTCTCGTTTACATTGCCGTTCTTGTGTTTGTGCGTTTGGCCTACGGACGGAAGTCGGCGGGGCGCATGATGGGTGTCGATTTAACCTCGGAGGGCCAGAGCGATGTCGAATGACCTGATTAAGCGGCTGCGCGCCAAGCCAAAATACTCCGGTTTCTCAAACCAAGGGGAGATTGAGTATACGAAGTCACTCCATCACGAGTCCGCCGACCGCATCGAAGCCCTACAGGCGGAGAATGCCCGGTTGCAAGAGATGGTTGAGAAGCGCCATGCCAACCCCGCCGACTTCCGGTATTGGGAAGGGCGGTATCGGGATGAAGCCGCAGAGAACGAACGTCTGCGGGGGATTGTCGAAAAGGCGTATCATGAGGGATGGGGCCACGGCGCTATCTCAAGCGGACGCAGAGACATGCACAATATCCATGCAGAAGCGGAGCGAGACTGGAATGGGTATAGCCGCGCCAGCGCCGCGCTACAGCAGGACAAGGAGGGAGAGTGATGGACGGGAAGCAGCATCTTACGAATATGGCAATCTCACTTCGCAGAATGCCGTGGTCCGAAATGGCGCGCGTTGCGGAGTATCTTGTAAGCGAGATTCCGCATTTGCGAAAAGCTGAAAAGTTGGACCGTGACGGGATGGCGCAAGTTCTTTCCGACATGGCTGGCGATATAATCATGGAAGCAGATAAGCGCGCCAGAGAGTCCATCCGCAACATGCCGGATGCACCGAATGATGATCGCGGCATATGCACGGACTGCAACGGCTCAGGCGAAAGCGGCCCTGACCAAATATGCGGAACATGCGATGGCGATGGCGCGGAAATCCCCGAACCACCGGAGGCAGGGTGATGGAGTGGCAACCGATTGAAACAGCGCCGAAGGATGGGACGGTCATTCTTGTTTGTCTGCCCCGCATGATGAACCTGATAGTGCGTGCCTGCTACAGCACAGTTCACGGCTACTGGCGGACAGACTGCGAAACGGATGGGGGGATTACAAACCCGACGTTTTTCCACGATGGGGATTATTGGATGCTCCTCCCCGAACCACCGGAGGCTTGAAGCATGAACACGCAACAACGCGCCTGTGAACTTGTGAAAGAACTACGGCAAGCTGGCCTTGAAGTGGCGCGCGTTGTCGTGGACGGTAAAAAGATTGACGTTGAGTTTGTCAACGACAGCAAACCGCAGCCGATAGACGGGGTGAACTGGAAGTGAAACGTGACCTGCCGAAATACGTATACCGCAAGAGCGGGAAATACCTGTATTTCATGCGGGGCAATATCAGTCAGCGCATCATGGCCGCGCCCGGTTCCGATGCGTTCTGGCGGGAGTATTCGCGGCTTCTGAATGGCGATGTGTCTGGCGAAAAACGCCGCACCGTTCAAAAGCTGATTGATAACTATATGCAGTCACACACTTGGGCAAAGAAGGCTGCGAACACAAAAAAGTCATACGAAAAATCATTCAGGTATTTCTTGGAGAAGATACCGCGCGTTGACCCCGCCGCTATACGCCGCCACCACGTTATAGAAATGCGTGACGCGCTGGCAGAGACCCCGACAACAGCCAACCGGCGCGTGGGAGCGCTCTCAGTGCTTATGGAGCATGCCATAGATATCGGATGGCTGGAACGGAACCACGCGAAAGGCGTGTCTCAGCTTGAAGGCACAAGGAAGCGCGAAGCATGGCCGCAAGATATGGTTGAGGCGTTCCGCGAAACCGCCGAGGGCGAGGTTGCCTTGCTGTTTGAGGTTTTGATAGGCACGGGCCAGCGAATAGGCGACGTGCTCAAAATGCAGTGGGGCCATATCGAGGATGGCGGCATTACAGTGAAACAGGGGAAAACCAAGGCCGAGGTCTGGATTCCCTTCACAGCGCGACTAGAGCAAATGCTAAGGGATACCCACAAGCGCAGCCTTTACCTTATCTCACAGCCAAATGGACGGCCCGTTAGCTACCAGTTGGCGTGGAAGTGGATAAGGGAGGTCCGCGTGGCGATAGGGGCTGAGAAGTGGGATATTCACGCCCTACGCCATTACGCCGCGTCAGAGTTGGCGGGGCTGAACTTAGACGATGACCACATTATGGCAATAACCGGGCACCAGTCAAAGGAAATGGTGCGGCTGTATACAGGAAAGGCGGCGCAGAAGGCGCGCGCCAGGAAAGCACAGGAGAAACGGAAATGAGTGACGATAGGTTCGATTTGCCTGAATGGATGATTGAAAGAATGCGGCAAGAATACGTCGCAGAACTTGAGGCGATACATGAAGACCCTGACACATCTCTTTTGGGTTTTGGGTGGCATGGCGACAAGCTGTCAGTCTATTTCCGTGCAGGTGATAAAGTCTTAGCGGAAGAATCTATTTCAATTGAGCAACTATGCGATGAACCCGCCAAATATTGGCATGCTGATGGCCGCACTGACGCTGAGCATCACGAACTTATCGGGGCGATAGCGCAGAGACTTAGGGAGCAGTCAGACAGGCTATTTGCGGTTCAAAAGAGCCTAGAAGTTGAGCAGAACAAAACAAAGCCGAAACGTGAATCTTGAAAATCGCGAAATTTTCTTGAAAACGGATTGTGGAAAATCAACGCCTTAACCACCCCATACAAATGATTGAGAAACATATGCAGTATTGTTTAAAATCAATGTGTTAGGAGTTTATATTTTCAAGGACAAAGCGAAAACGTAAGGTGAATCTTGAAAACGCAAAAAAGCCCCCGCCGATTTCTCGACGGGGGCCAGTTAAACAGGGAGGTAGTGAAAAGCTGAAATCAGGGCATCCCTAATTTCAGGCCCGGAAGCGCCGGGCGCGCATTACCCAAACGGGCAATTCAGGAACCGGGAACGTCGCGGGAAATCTCGACAGCGATAAAGCCGCTCGACGGGTAGTGCTGCGACAGCCCGTCCGAGAACGTCACCTTGAACTCGGCGCGGTATGTGCCTTCGGTGTCGGTGTCGCCATTCGCCCACTCATAGGCAACGATCCCGTCATCGTCCAAGATCGTCCCCGCCGCGTCGATCACGGTTGTGCCGTTGGCGTCCATCATCTGGAATTTCACCGATCCGCCCGTCAGCAGCCCGGAGCCGCTTTCATAGTCGGATAGCTGATACTTGATCGCGTATTTCCGATCACCGGGCTTTAGTTGGAATGTCGCCATAGTCAGACCTCGTATCGTGAAAGAGTGCCGCCGCGCGTCGGGCTGATCAGGGTGCCGCCGCGCGCGCTATCTTCGGGGTAGGAGTAGAAGTAGGTGAACGCCCCGATATCCGCCAAAACAGGTAGGCTCAGGCTGGAAGCGCTGGATACGTCCGCTCCGGTCAGCCCGTGCACCTGCCCCAAGGCCGGGACACTGATTGCTGGCTGCGCAGACAGCCCCAGAGCTGCCAGAGAATGCGTTTGGCCCATCGCCGGGGCAGACACGCCCGACGCTGCCGCCACATCGTTCGCAGACAGGTTGTCGATGCCAGATGTGCCTATGGAAGGGCTGGATACGCTGGAACCGGACGCCACGTCGCTTGCTGCGAGGCTATGCACCTGCCCAATCGCAGGAGTATCGACCGAAGATGCGGCCTGCACATCGTCTGCGGTGAGCGCGTCCGTGCCATCTGTCGATATGGCCGGGGCCGACACGCTGGACGCCGACGAAACGTCAGACCCCGCCAATACGTGAACCTGTCCGATAGCCGGGGTATCGACGCTCGAAGCTGACGCAACATCGGACGCAGTTAGCGAATGCGCTTGCCCAAGAGAGGGCGTGTCAACGCTCGATGCGGACGATACATCGGAAGCTGTGAGGCTGTGCGCTTGGCCTATAGCTGGTGTGGATACCGTGGAAGCCGACGCCACATCAGAGGCTGTCAGCCCATGCACCTGACCGATTGCCGGGGTATCAACAGATGATGCAGCCGACACGTCCGATGCGGTGAGGCCGTGGGCCTGCCCGATTGCCGGGGTTGAAACGCTGGATGCGCTGGAAATGTCGTTTGGGGTGAGATCGTCGCCGCCGCCGCCAGCAGGCTCGATATACATCTCGAACCCGGAGTATCTGCTGTCCGTTGTCCAGTCGAGATCGAAGCTTTCGGTTGCTGGGGTCGGAACCGCCTCATAGGCCACTAGAGCATCAACGTCTCTGGCCGCGTCCCCGCCGGTCGTGAAGGAGCCAAGAGAAGTGCCGCCGCCGCTGAGGGTCACGCCCCCGTCTGAGCGTGGGCTACCGGACCCAAGAAGCCAAGAGCCGTCAACTGTCGTTGTTCGCGTAGGCGACCACCCGGTAGCTGAATCTCCTTCCGCGATGTAGTTGATAGTTGATTGCGATCCGAAACCGTCCACTTCCCATACGATAACGCCGCCGCCGCGCTGATACTGGTTCATTGCCAGCGCGACAGCTTTGGACCCCGCTGACACATCATCCCACCGAGCGACCGCGCACCAGTTGCGCAAGTTGTTCGCGCTGTTGCTCACAAAATCAGGGGCAACACCCCCGAGCGTGATGGATGAAAAGCCCTCTGACCCACTGGTCTGGCCGCTACAGAAAAACGCGAACAGGTAAACGGCATTCCCAGTATTGCCGTTTACCGTGAAACTCTGTCCACTGTAGGAGTTCGACGTGCTGGTGTCGTTGTAAACAACTGAACTGTTGACGGATGAGAGGGCCATTCAGGCGCTCCTTATGCGAAGAAGTGCGACCAGCGGGGATCGGCCTGCGCCTCGGCCCGCAGCGCCTTATCGTCCAGCACCTTGATCTGATTGCTCGGATCGTAGGTCTTTGGGTTTATGATCCCCGGAGCCACGTTGCCCATGCAGGCGAAATTGTCACCTCCCGCATTGATCTTCGGAATTGCGATGCCGGGGTTGTTGTCGGGGCGCGGATTGCCCTGATCGTCCAGCCATTGAGCTACACGGTTGCCGCTCCAATCGCCGCCATCAAAGTTGATCCAGGCGATGCAGTTGGTGTGCGACATGATCAGCACGTTGTTCTGGATCACCACGCCGAAATCCTTGCTGTTCGCATCCGACCAGATGCCTTGAGCGTAGCGGCCTGCGCCCTGATCCAGCAGGTTATCGCGGATCGTGATGCCGTTGGCCGCGCCAATGATCTGGATCATGTCACGGTGATCGAACTGCCCACCGATCATGGCGAAATCGTGGATATAGTTGCCTTCGATCAGGTAGTTTGATCCATCGCCTGTATTGATACCGTCCGAGCGGATATCGTGGATATCATTGGCCCGGCAGACGATATCGGTGCCGTTCAGGCCGATGCCCTTCCACCAGTGCGCGATCTCGCATCCTTTGATCAGGCAGTTCCGGTTGTTGCCCCAGAGGCGCAGGCCACGCCCCTTGCCCTCGCCGGTTTCGGAATAGTCGCCCTCGATCAGACACCCGATATACCGGATATTCGTGCTGTCCTGGCACAGGAAGCGGTTCGTCGCATCGCCATCGCCAGCAGCGTAGGTGTATTTCAGATGCAGATCGCGAATGGTGATATCCGAGCGGTTCACCACGTTCATGCGCGAGAATTTCGGCATCTGGGCCGGATCGGCGGCTTGCAGCGTCACGCCCGAAGGGATGCTCGGGCAGTCGCCATAGTCACCAGGAGCCAGCACAAACGTCTCGCCGCCGATGGCAGACGAAAGCGCCTGTGCCAGTTCACCGGCGTTCTGGACATTGGCCGGGGTCGGCACAGGCTGCGGAACCGGATCAGGGATCGGATCAGGCGTCGGCTCGGGATCGGGCTGAGGCTCCACCGGATCGGGCACGTCCTCTTTCAGCACGGCGATGATCGGCGAGAAACGCTCGGTCTTGTCGTCAACAAGGACTTCAAGCCGCTGGCCGTCCTGCGAGACGCGGGTAACCCGCATCCCGTCGCCGATCTTCTGGCCGTTGCTCTCATAGACCAGTTCATAGCCCATCAGCTTGCATCCGCGATAGTGATGTCGATTGCGCCGAGCGTGAACGTGTTTCCGTTGGTCACGCCCTGCGATGCTGACAAAGAACCAGTGGCCAGCAACTCTCCGGAGCCATCCGTCAGCGCCCAGTGCGAAGCCGTGCCGGTTCCGGTCACGCTGCCATCGGTGATGGCCGGGACAACGACCTTGCGCCCGTTAGTATCGCCATTCGTGGGAGCACCGACTGTCAGGCCGGTCTTGTTGCCGAGCGTGTAGGTGCTGGTAGCCTCGGCATAAGACGTTGGTTCTTGCGAACATACGTCAATCCGACTTCCGTTGGTCTGGGCATAGGAAAGCCCACTGTCAAAAATGTTGTCTGCGATGAAGGCCATTTCTCAGGCTCCTTTCAGTTGGTTAGATCAGTTTTCAGGTGATCGCTTCGAGGTAGTTTTGCGCCCGCTCGGAATCCCAGAAGGTCTTGACCTTATCCGGGCTGGTGTCCGGTTCGCGCGGGTCAATCACCAGTTCCCAGACCGGCGAAATCTTCGGCCCGTTCAGGCCGTGAACGTCTGCGAAGGTGTCAAATTCCTTGAATGCCGAAATCTGGCAAACATGGCTGCGGAACCCGTCAGGGTGTGAGACAAGGCGCGGCTCATCCTGGTGGATATGCCCGCCGACAAGGATAAGGTCGCGCCAGCCCTCGCGGTTGGCCCTCACGCCCCAATGAGCGGCGGAATACATCGAATTGCCCCGCCACTTGTGCCGCAGGGCGATAAAGAACGGTTCAAGCCCACCGCACTTAACCATGACCCGCAATGCGCCCTGCCGATAGAGAACGCCGTATTTCTTCATTAGAAGGTCAACGGGATCGGTTGGTCCGTGTGTCCAGTCGTCGTGATTGCCGGAACACGCGGCTATCAGCGCGCCACCTCGTTGCTCCATCAGGTATTCAAGGCAAAGCCACGCATCGGAGGGGTGGGTGCTTTCCTCCCGCCACAGGTGAGCAAGCGCCTTTAGCCAGTTGTTAAACCAGTCACCGATGCACATGCCGTAAACGCCGTTTTCTGCGTCAAGGTCCATCCAGTGCTGCTCAAACAGTTCAAAGTTGCACCCGTCCGCATCAAGGTGCGGATCGCCAAACAATTTCAGCCGGAATGGCTTTTCTGGAAGGGTGGTGACCACCGGCTTGCGCCAATCGCCTTTGCGCTTCTTTTTCTGATACGCGGCGATTTTGCGTTCCCGCGCGGCAAGATAATCATCCCGACGCGGCACGTTCGGATCGTGGGTTTCCCATTCTTCAATCTCGCCGCGCTTCTTTGCCGCCTTGATGCGGTCCTGAATGGCTTGCCTTGATACCCCAAGGCGGCGCGCTGTTTCTGACATGTTGCCGCCGGTTTCCCGGTATACGGCAACGGTTTCGGCCCGCTCTTTGTCTTGGACCGCGATAGACTTTGCGTTCGCGCGGGCCATTAAGCACTCATCCCCATCAAGTCGCAAACCACGTCAGCCGGGACGATGTAGCTTATCCCGACAAACGTGCCGTAAAGCCCCATCGGCTGCACCATTGCGCCGACATTCACGCCGACCAAATCGCCGTCCAAGTCAAACACGCCACCGCCAGACATGCCGCCCGCGATTGAGCCGTCAATCGGCAAGACCTTGTGCCAAGCGTTTTCCAGCGTCTTGACCCCGCCCGCCACGCGGCCCCATGTGCTGATATGTTCCAAGTTGATAGGGTTGCCGCGCAGTTCCAGGTTTTCCCTGAATGCGGGCCTGCGGCATTCCAAGCCAGCCTTTTGCACCCGCATTTCCGAGCGCAGAAGCGCAATGTCATATTTCCGTGAATACCAGAGAACCTCGGCCTTTTCGGTTTCCCCGGCGCTGTCTTTCAGGGTTATCTCACCCTTGTCAGCCACGACATGCGCCGCCGTGACGTAGTAGCCATTGCCGATGTGCGTTGCCGATCCGTGGCCGCGTTCGAGCGCGACTTTCACGACAGGGTTGGCCAGCGTCACATCCGCGACGGCCTGATTATTGTTGATATGGACAAGAGCGCCCGAGACGATAAGCACGAAAAAAGCCGCAAGCGCGGCGGTGATGAGCCTTTTCATAGGTGGCCCTCCCTATTGATATGGTCAGGGGCGACCGAAGCCGCCCCCGCTTGCCTTAGACAAAGTTTGCCTTCACGGCCCACATCGCGGCTTGCTCGTAGTTTGTCAGAGCGATGCTGCGCTGGCGATTTTCAGGGACGTTTGCGCGGATGTATTCCATCAGCGCCTCCGTCATGTCCTTGATCGCGGCGACCTCATCTTTGCCGGACGGGTTGAAACTTGGGATGGTGGTTTCGTTCGACATAACATGCTCCTATGTCGTAGAGCGGTTGACCCTCCGCAGGGGAAACGCCGTTTTGGCGAATTCAGGTATTTTCGTGGTATTTGCTGTCCTTTGAGTGGAGCCGGGTGGCATCACGCTTTTCGGCCCAGAGCGCAAGGAACGCCCCGGCCAGCATTTCGTTTATGACCGCCTGCGCCTTGATGCCCTGAGCCACCATGTGCGCGCCCTGAGTGCCGTCATACCACCTGTCGGCAGGCAACCCCTTGTCGGAGCGGCGGGCGAACTCACGGGCCGCTTTCATGGCGTCCTCGTTTGCCTCGGCAAAGGCTTCGATATCGTCGGCGGAAATCATTTGACGTGTCCCGGTTCCAAGCTGTTCAGCACCACGACGAAACGCTGCGTTGCGCTCACATCGGCGTCATGGAGGCGTTGAAGGCGTGAGGTGAAAAGCCACTCTTTAGGCCGCTCCCAGAACAGGAACGAACCCACGGTCAGGTTGTAAATCACATCGGCAAGGACAAACCCGGTCACGAAGGCAAACGCCACCACCAGCCATCGCGGCAGGAACGTGGCAAGCCATGCGTAAAAGGCGAACCATGCGAGAATGCACAGCGTTACCGGCGCGGCTGCTAGATGCCGCACTTCAAACCATGTTCTGTCCATGTTATATTGCTCCTGTGAGCGCGGCGGCGCTGAAAGCAGTAGCGCCAATTATTCGAGAGGTTAGGCCCCGCCCTTTTGTGGAAGTCGCGAATGAAGCAGAAGGGAGCCGAAGGAAATGGTCCATATGCTCAGTCTTGCGGAAGATGGTGTGGTAGGCCACCATACTTGACACCCTTGATGGTACGCTTGGTGGCTCGTGGACAAATTCGGGGAAGCCGGAGTAGCGACCGGCCCGCGCTCACGTTAAGATTTCGCGGTTTCGTTAACCTGTTTCGCTTGCATTGTTGAAATGCAGCCTATTTCGCTTGCCAGCCGCAGATTTCCCTGCCGGTCAGATTGTGCCGCAGGATTTGCCGCGCGGTTTCGTCCGTCAGCACGTCCTTAACGCTCGGGCGGATGGGCATGGCCCAATCGCATTCACTCGTCGTTGTCACGCATCCATTCAGAAAGCTGATCGCGAACAGAGCCGCTATCCATTTTGCTAACGTCATCCTGCACGTCCTTTGCCTTGTGGGAGTCGCTGAGGCGCTTGTGTAGGGCGTCTGTCTTGCTTTTTGCGCGCCCTACCCGCTGCCCGCCCCAGAACGCCCCCAGAACCGCCAGAAACGCCCCTGCGGCGATGATTGCGTAGAGTTTCAGCTTACCCCAAATCATTCTTCTCAGCCGCCATCAGAGAACCGACAAACGCAATCACAGCCAGCCCAAGGCCGGAATACACTTGCCATTCCATTTCGTTGACTGCCCCGTGCATCGCCAGCGCTGCGCCCACGGTATTCATGAAGTGCCGTAGCTGCCCCATGACTTTCGGGCGGTTTAGGGTGGTGATTGCCTGCTTCCAGTTCATTTCGCGAACCCCCTCAAAAACGCCACCAGCCATTGCAGGAACCCGCCGTAGCCCGTGGATGTGTCAGGCCGTGATACACTCGACCACCATGCAGTCGCGTCAAACCCCGGACATTGCGTTGCGGCCCCCGGCATATCGCGGTGGCCGACAACCTTTGCACCGGGGTATCGGTCCAGCAATTCACCGATGACACATATCATTGATTGCTTCTGCGCCGCCGTGCGCGTGTCGCGGCCTGTATTCGGGTCGTCTTGGTAAACGCCGCCCTCGTAGCAGACGCCGACCGAATGGTGATTGTGGCCCTTTACGTGCGCGCCTTGCTCATTCAGGTCGCGCCCTTTTTCCACCAGACCGGACTTGCGGATATACTTGTGATACCCGATGCCCTTCCACCCGCGCCGCTTGTGCATGGCGTCGATATCGGCTGCTGAGAAATCCTGTTCTACGTTCGTCGCGCTATAATGCACGACTATATATTTCACGTCATCGTCTCTTAGATACGTCATGCCATTACCGGTGTTGCTTTCTGTTGTACATTCTGCTATTTTTCTCTTATGCCGCAGATACTTATTGAAGAACTTAGAGAAGTCTTGGATTACTGCCCCACGACAGGGAAGCTTTTCTGGAAGCCAAGAACCCCATCGCACTTTCCGAATGGGTTTGGGCGCGGGACAACGCCAGAAAGTGGATGCAGCCGTTGGAACAAGATGTACGCGGGGCAGGTAGCAATGCACGCTATAAACTCAGACGGATATAGAGGCGGCCCAATTCTGGGACACAGACTGAAGGCGCACAGAGTGGTGTGGGCCTTGGTTCATGGCTCTTGGCCAAAAGATGATATTGACCACATTAACGGTGACCGGTCAGATAACCGCATTTCCAACCTTCGCGAAGCAACGCGCGCGCAAAACGGCATTAACCGAAGGTACAAAAAAAAGAAGCGCTCTAAATATCGCGGAGTTGCGCCCGCGCCCCGCTGTCACAACAAGTGGAGCGCGCGAATATCGTATCAAAACAAGCAATATTTTCTTGGCTTGTTCGACAGTGAAGACAAAGCTGCTCGCGCCTATAATCAAGCGGCGCTTGATTTGCACGGTGAGTTTGCTTTCCAAAACAAGATCACTTGAACCACGATGTATTTCACAGCGCTGTCAGGTAGGTATGTCATTCCCGGCCACCGTGGTTTTGAAACAGCGTCAAAACGTGCTTGTTGATTTCCTTCACGTCGCGCTTCACTTCCTGCAAATCGTCCCGGTCGCGCTGGCGCATTTCCTCGCGCTGCCTCAATTCGGCTTGCATCATTTCAAGCTGCTTTTGGTTGGTGAACACGCGGCGCACCAACCAGACCGCGCCACCGGCTGCGGTAACAACGATCCATGTCACGACATTCCCCGCTGCCTTTTCTGCGACTTCCGGCCAACTGCTCATGTCCAATACCCATCATCGCGGTAGTCTTGCGGGATCGGGTCCATCACCTCGATCTGATCCGACTTGGTGCGGATCGCCGCAATCTGCGTCCAAAGCGCCTCACCGGCATCCCACGCGGCCTGTTCTTCTGCGGTCCAGTTTTCCGGGCCTTTCTTGGCCAAGATAGCCGCCTGCGCGGTCAGGTTGCGCTGCTTCCACTCCGGGCAGATAGCGATGATGCGGCGGCGGGCCTCTGCCTTTACCTGCCCCACCGTGACCGGCTCAGGCGCGGGCGGCTCATAGGCCGCGACATTGCCAGATGCGTCCAGTTCGGCAAAGAGGTCTTTGCTCACCTCGTCGTCGGGCGATGCCGTGTAGGGTATCCAGCCGAAACGCGGGTGATTTACCTCGCAGTCAATGCGGCCATCGGCGGTGTAGCGGGCGTTTCTGTGCTCCATTACGCGATCCTCTGCCAAAGGGTTGCGCCGTAGCCGTAGAACGTGTTGGCGCTATCGTCGAAATCTTCGCGATAGGAATATGTTCCGAGGCATTGCCATGTGCCGGAAAGGTTCGACACGCCATCAATGCCGCTGGCCGGGAACGCCCCGTCAAGGAATGTCCCGCCGGATTCCTGCGCCTTCCAGAGCGCAGAAGTCGGATAGAGGTTCGATCCAGATATCGTATCGCCAAACGCCTTGTCGGTTGTATCGGCGCGCGCAAAGGCGAATGTGCCGATGCCATCTGACGTGTAATACCAAGCGCCAATCGCGGCCTCCAATAGCGGGGGCGCACCAGATGCCCCCTCCATCGCCGCTGTCACGTTGTCGCGCAGCGCAAGGCCAGTCTCGGCCTTGATCGGCTTGTCCTGCGCAATGTCAGCGTTTGGTATTGTCGTCCAGGTTGCCATTCTTTACCCCCACGTTGCGCATTTCGCGCCGTCGCTCAGAAGCCCATCACTGTCGCCCCAATAGGCGTCCGTAAATCCAGCCGTTGCAGCGCCGGGATAATCCCCCGCAGCCGCCGCCATCCATTCGTAAATCTTGCCGTAGAGGTCCGTGTTTTCCGCGACGTATTCGACCACATCACCGGGAATGACTTCCTCGGCAGAAACAATCGTCCACTGGCTGATATTCCTGTCGCCCACCTCGTCCACATCAAGGAAATGGCTGAGATAAAGCGCATCGCCGGTCCAGTGGCCACGATCCTTTGCGTCCAGCCGGAATGTTACCTGGCGCGGAACCGTGGCGTATCGGTTGACCGTCTTGAACGATGAAGAAAACGCCAGAGCGCCGTTTTGTATCCAGCGCGAAAACACCTTCTTGATCGACGCCTCGCCGTATTGATCCGCGCCTTCCGATGCCAGATCGGCAACCACCTGAACGCTGCGGAAGTTTTCGGCATCCAGCGAAAGCGTCGGGTTGCGAAGATCGTAGTAAAACCAGATTTGGCTGATCCGGCTGCGCGGCAGATCGGTAAAACCAAGCGTTCCTTCAATGATGTTGAGCGAGTCCGTCACCGTGTCGGGCCGGTTCTCAACCCCCCTGATCGCGCGCATCTTGATCAGCGCTGCCCGTTCATCCCACCAGATGTAGAAACCGATCTGCGCTTGCAGTTCAGATAGTAGCGTATCGACGCCTTCCGGCTCGGTGATCAGCGCAGTCAGGCTATAGGCGCTCAGGTGCCGCGCCATTTCGTCGGTGAAGCTGCTTGCCGTGTCGATCATGGACACGTCAATGCCGCCCCATGTGGTCAGCAAGTCCTCGACAATATCCGCCACCGGCTCGTCGGTGTAGCGCAGGCATTCCTGCACGTTATCCTCGGCGTTGTGGCTGTCCGCCGTGGTGTTGTCCGTCCCCCGCGCCGTGATTGTGAAAACGATACCGCTCTCGCTATGAGCCGCCACCGCGCTATAGGTCATCACCTCGTCATTGATCCGCAGGGTGCCGCTGGACGGATAGTCAGAGGTCGTCGCGCCCTGCACCCTGATTGACGTGGTGGATGCGTTTATGTCCTTGTGCAGAACACCGGGCGATGCCGCCGGAGCCTGTGCCTTGCGTTCTTCGATCTTGGCCAGAATATCCTTGGCCTGCACCCGCACCCGTCCGCTTTCGTCAGGGCCGGAAAAGCCGGTGATGATGTATTCCCGCTTGGTCATGGCAGACAGCGCCTGCCCCGCGTATCCCTCGTAAACCTTGAGCGTCAGGTTGTAGCGGAACTTGTTCCGAACCAGCCACTTCGTCCAGAAGCTGCCCTTCTGCATCGGATCGTATGAGCGATTGGCAACATACGGATCAACGCGGCGATCCGTATGGGGATGATCCTGAAACGTGACGGAGCATGTCGCCCGGTTGCCCAAGCCCTTCGCGTCCGGGTTGGCTGCTGACAGGTTGATCTTTGTCGGGGCCGTGCTGACCGAGACAAGCGACGGGATGATATAGGGCGCTCCGCTCACGCCACGCTCGGCAACGTGGCCCTTGCTGAAAAACAGGCTCAGGGTATTTGAGCCGTCATAGTTGTCAACGTCTTGGCATGTCGCGCGGGTGTTGAAGCACTCGCTGCCAGACGCCCCCGCCGCCGTGCAGGGGGCGGTGCCGTAGGTGTTCGCGCACAAAGGCTGCACGATTTCTACGATCTGGACAACCTCACGGCCCGGTGCGGTGTTAGGCATTGAGGTTGCCCTTCAGGAACGCCAGAAGCCAATTCGGAACCAATTCACCTTCCGCCACAGCCTTGCCGTCCACCTCAACAAAGTCAGCCACTCTGATCAGATCACTAAGGCTCGGAACCCGCGCCAGAGTGACCGTGTGCCCGTCGATGTGGTATTGCTTGTTCGCTTCGATCATCATTCATACCCCCGCGCACTGACGTTGAGACTGACTTGGAAAAGATCGCGAATACCCATGCTGGACGGCACCGGCATCTGGTCGGTGTAGCAAAGGCCCACCTCGGAAAAGTCACCGGGACGCCACGCCAGAAAGAACGGCTCCTCCTCAATTGCGAGTTGGAAATCCTTCCAGTTGGCATCAAGCCAATCCCGCTTGAGGTGCGCCCAATCGTATGACGTGGCCAAGGTATTCCGCAGTTTCGTGCGGCCCAGGAATTCCCCGGTAACAGAGCGGTTCGACCGCATGATCGTCTGCCGTGCATAGTCCAGCGGGGTATGCCCGCCGTAGAGCGCCCGCTGCATTTGCAATGCCTTGCCGAACTTCACAACGCCGATCTCTGGCACGGTGCCGTTCGTCAGCCTGATACGCCAAGCCTGAGCAGTGACAGGTTCGAAGATCGCAAACACCGGCATATCGGTGGTAAGTTGCGTCCACGGGATCAGGTCATACCACGTCGATGCTGCGGTCGATCCACTTGTCGGAATGTAGCTTGTTGCGGACCCTCCAACTTCAAGCTGCGCGCCAAAGATCAGAATTGAGGACGTGCCGTCAAGATTGACCATTCTCACGCCATCGGCGCTGGCCAGTTCGATGCTGAGATTGCCGGATGTATCCGCCGCATCCGTGGTGAACGTCACGGAACAGCGATACCAGCCATCCCCGAAGTCCTGAATTGCGCCAGTAAGCCCAGCGGTGGCTGTTCCAACGGCACCAGCGGAAAGATCAAACCAGACACCGCCATCAGCGGGCGTCGTAAAGCCGCCGAAACGAATGCTTGCCCATGAAAGGCTGCCCGCCTTGAGGAACGCAGAAAAGGTATACTGAGTGGCAGTCGAAACGGTCGGTGTCAGCCTGCATTGCACAATGCCCGTGCCGCCAGAGCTATCGTCAGAAAGTGTTGCGGCAGAGTTGCCAACTCCATCTGGCCCGTCTTGATCAAGCGCCACGCCGCTTGTGACCTTGCTCCAACTCGCGTCGGTGAAGTCCTCGGAATAGGTCACGATATTCGTGCGGCTTGCCCCTTCATATTGGATCTGCAGCGTGTTTCCGCTCGTTCCCATCGTGTGCGCGCCGATGCAGCAATAGTCGCACTCTGCCGCGCTGCCGTGGTCGTATTCCCAGGTGGCGGTCAGCGCATCCGGAGACCATTTTTCATAGGTCAGACTGTTCGTCGGGCCGTCCGCGAAATAGTCCGTCGCCGTCCCGCTGGCCGTCACCGTGCCGCCCGAAAGCCAGTTGTTCGCATGGGCGATGCGGGCATGGGTCAGAGGTTCGTCGCTGGAAGGCAATGAATAGCCCGTGCTGAAAATCACAGTCATCCGTTCACCACGATCCCTTTGAGCACCGCACCGTCATCAATGGCTTCGTTGAGTTGTTCGATCAGGCCGCGAACACCATCGCGACCTATCGGCCCCTGTCCGGTGAGATTGACGGTGTAGTATTGCTCATTCGCCGGGGCAGACTGTCCACCACCAGCAAAACCGCCGACAGCACCGGCCATTGCCCCGCCGCCCCCGCCGCCGCCATAGGATTGGCTTGCGATTTTCGAGATAAGGACGCCCGTTCTTGCAAGGGATGCAGCAGTAGAAAGCGCAGCAACGGGCGGGCCACCTTTGCTCATACCCCATTCCCAAGCGTCAACAGCGGCCTTGTATCCAGAGATAACAGCCTCTGCGATTTTCGCTGCCTTGCCGATCTCGAACAGCTTCCGGTTCTCTGACTGCATCAGGCTGGCAAGATCGCCAAAGATGCTTGATGCCATTTCCAGCTTGGCGCGATTCGATGTTTCCTCTTGACGCTCCATCGCCGCCAAGTGTTCCGAGTTCAGATCACGCTCCCGCGCGTATGCTTCGCTCAGAAGTTCAAACTTGCCTTCGCTGTATTCGGCCAGCAGTTCGCGCATCCGCTCAAAATGCTCGGCCTGAATTTCAAATTCCTGCTCATTTTCGCTTTGCAGGAAA